CGTACTGGTTGAGGATTTCGTCGTATCGGCCACGGTTCACTCCTTCGGCGTCGACCCAGGGGCTCGTCTTGTTTTGCGAGACCTTGAAGCCCTTGGGCACTACGCCCATTTTATCATCTGCTATGGTATTGGCGAACTCCGCTGCCTCTGCGGGCGACATGAGGCGGTAGCCGCTGCCGTCCAGCAGGGGGATCTGGTACTGGCCGTCGGCCCGGTACTCGAAGTTGTAGCTGTAAGTGTCGAACTTGCCCTGGCGCACGGCCAGATCGGGGCGTGGCGTCTCGGTGTCGAGTGCCTCGATCGTTGGGTGGCCAATGGCCTGCGACGACTCGATCAGCCACGAGTCCCAATGGAAGGCACCGAGGGTGCCATCGCCCTGCCCTGTCAGTCCCGCCAGCTCGTAGCCGCGTCGCACCGACTGGCTCATGCCGCGAGCCAGGGCTTCGTACACGGCCAGTCCGAAGTGACCCTCGCCGGCCGCAGCCAGTCCGTTGTCGTAGATGTTGCGCTGGCCGGCGCGCTCGCGGTACTGGTCGCCCCACAAATGCGTGAACTGCACGCGGTCGAGCACCAGCGTGTCCCAGCGCCCGGTCACCAGCAGCGCGAACGAGAGCACCTTGTTCTGGATGCCCAGGCTGTCGCCAAGTGCAAAGAACTCTCGACGCACCTGGTCGGTTGACACGTCGGGGTTGGCGATCAGGTTGTGCAGGCGCGTGAGCGAGGTCTCGCCGTTCTCGTCCTTGCTGGACATTTTTGTCAGCAAGATGCGGCCAAAGTCGTTGGCGTTGGAAGTCACTCCGGCCGAGGGGCTGACGCCGCCCTTCTTGCTTGCCATGAACTCCGACGACCACTTGACGTAGCCCTCGCTGTCGGCCTCGGTCCAGGTCCCGTTGACGGCCTTCTCGATCCACTGGTCCACGCCGCCGTTGACCAGGTCCATGTAGGCGGCCTCGTGCGGATAGGCACCAGCCTTTCGCGACAGCATAGCCCACAGCAGCAGGCGGCCGGTGGTCACCGGCGTGGCGCGACCTTCAAGGTACTCTTGGCGAATCTTGGCACCGAGCTCGAAGCCTGCGCGGCGCGATGCGAGCTGGTCAGGACGCAAGCGGCTCAGGTACTCGGCCACGGCCTCCGGGCTTTGCGCGTACTTGAGCGCGTTGTAAGGAACACCCAAGACGTCGCGATCGGCCACCAGAAACGACATGAACTTGCGCCAGGCCTCCTCGCTTGCCAGCGGGTCGGGCACCTTGGCGAAGATGGCGTCGAGCTTGTCGTAGTTCTTGCGGGCTTGCTTGGCGGTCGGCGACAGCGCAATGGCGGCCTTCTTGATGGCGTCGGTGACGCGGGCACCTTTGGCTCGCTCAAGTGACCAGAGCGGCAGAGCGCCGGGTGTTTGGTTGAAGACCTGTTCCTGGGCCACCAGCCCGGCGGCCACTGCGTTGGCGTAGGACTCCTCGTCCATGGCCACCGGGATCTGGGCCACGCCGTTGTCGCGCATGTAGGCAAAGCGGTGGCGGCCGTTACCAAAACCGACGGTGCCGTCTGGCTTGACGGTTACCGTCGGCGCTTCGATGCTTTTCGCGGTGCTGGCGAACTCTCCGAAGCGCTGGTATCTGTCGCCGATCGTCGCGCCTGTGCCACCCGGCCCAATGTAGAAACCACCCGTGTTGCGGTCGCCGGCCAGGAACGCCGCGTCGAAAGCCGCAGTGTCCACATCAACCAGCCGGAAACCAGCTTGAGCGTCTCGTTGGCCAAGCGTGATCGGGATGTCGCGCCCAGCGAGCGTGACCCTTGACTGCGCGCCCGGCGCATTCAGCACCTCGCCCTGCCCTGTGGCCTGCCCCAGCACGCGCAGCCGGTAGCGCTGGTAGAACTCCTCGGCGGTCATGCCCATCTTCGAGCCCATGACCGCGAAGTAGTCGGCGGCCAGCCCGGCCTTGATGTCGTTGACCTTGACCTGCTGGCGGCCAGCGGCGTTGAGCTCTCCCAAGATGCTCTGCTTGACCACCTCGCGCGACTGGCGCACCGCCTCTTGGTCCGAGGCCTGCTGCACGACGCGCTGGAACTCCTGCTGCAGGAACTCCTGCGCCTTGGCCCCGGCCTCTTGCGACTCCACCAGGGTCGGCGCATCGGGCGCGCTGCGGGCGTTCTGCATGAACACCTCGGCCTGGGGCGTGCCGGGCAGCACGGTGAGCGCATCGGCGAGCTTGACCTCCACCGAGCTGTTGGCCGCCAGCGCCTCGGGCAGCGCCTCGACCACGCCCGGCATCTGCTGCAGCAGCTCGGGCGGCATCTGGTTCAGGACCTCGGCGTCGATGTAGATCGACCCGTCCTGCGACATCTCGCTCATGAGCGAGCGGAACTGCTCGGGCGAGCGCTGGCGCAGGAGTGAGGCCTCGGCGCCGGCCATTGCCTGCTGCAGGGCGTCTGCGGTGGCTTGAGCCTCTACCGACTTGTCCCCCATCTCGGCAACGCGCCGCACCACAGTGTTGACACCGGACATCAGGCCGGCCTGCGTCAGCGTGGCCACCAGCGTCTGGTACGCCGCGTCAGGGCGCTCGGCGAGGTACTGCTCCCAAGTCTTGTCCGGGTTGGCGATCGCGGTGTCGATCGCGTCTTGGAGGATCGTTGCGGCTTGTTCCCCCAGCACGTCCTTCTTGACAAGGTTGAGGATGAACTCTTTGGCGCCAGTCTTGCCGAGCGACTCGGCCAGGTACTTGCCGGGCAGGTACTCGGTAGCGATCTCGACCAGGGCTTCCCCGGTTGCGCCGGCAAACGCTTCGCCCGGCGTACCGCCGCGGGCGCGGTACTTGCCGTAGGCCTCGGCCTGGGTCTGCCCGCCGATAGCGATCATGGCCGGCGTAGGGCTGCGCATCGCCACCGACGCCGCAACACCGGGGATGGCGCGCAGGAAACTCTCGGCACCGCCGTAGATACCTGCGGCGGTGCTCGACTCAAAATTCGGGCGAGTGAAGTCCGACGCCCCCATGGCTTGGGCGAGCTTGCGCTGCTGGTCGGCCAGGTAGACCGGGTCGCGTTTGACCAGGCCCAGGGCCTCAAGCGCATCACCCATCTGCATTTGCAGGCCAGCCTTGATGGCCCCCGCAGCTTGCGGTATCGACTTGGCCAGGCCGGTGACGACGCTGAGCGTGGTCGGCTCGGGGCCGTTCCACGGCTTCAACTCGCCGAACGTGCGCACACGTTTCTCAAGGTCGACCAGTCTCGCGGTGTCGTCCTGCGCCATGGCGGCGACCTTGACGTCGCGGCGCATCAGCTCGCGCAGCATCGGCGCCTTCTGCAGGTCGCTGTCCGAGAGGTCCAGCACCTCCTGCAGGCGGTAGGCCTCCAGGTCCTGCACGATGACCTCGGCCGGTGCCGGGTAGCGCTTGGCCAGGCGCTCGGCCTCGGCCATGGCGTCGGGCTTGATGGTGACGGCGGTGCTCAGGACCTGGCGCGGGGTGGGCCCCACGATCGGGTCATTGGCCCACGGGGCAGCGGGAGCGCTTGAGGGAGCCGGCGGCGTGATGGGGTCGTTCTGCCAGCTCATTGCTTGGTGCGCTGATTGCCCTGGGGATCGATGTAGATGGTGCCCTTGGGCAACCTGGCCCACTCGTCGGTGCTGGTAATACGCACCGGGCCGGCCGCGGGAGCCGGTGCCCCCACGCCGAGCGCCTTGTTGCGCACCTCACGGTCGGCCTTGAACGCGGGGTCCTTGGTGTCCCAGAAGAACCCCGGCTTGGTGACGATCTCGCGATTGAGGTCGCGCATGATCTTCTCGCGCTCGTCGTAGGTGGGTTCCTTGCCGGTGCGCTTGAGGTGCTCGTTGAACAGGTCGTAGGCGGCGGCCTGGAACTTACCCACGTTCTCGCCCTTGAGATCGAGCGAGCGCGTGAACGCGGAGAGCTGCTGCTCGGAGGTCGCCACCTCGGGCACCTTCGACGGGTTCTTCGTCTTGGTCTGGATGTCGAGCAGTTGCTCCATCTGCGCCGGGGCGATCTTGGTGGTGAGCGCCACCAGGTTGACCTTCTCGCCGGCAGCGAGCTTCTCGCGCGCGTCGATGTAGACCGCCCAGTCGGTCTTGACCGCCTCGCCCGAGGCGGCCTGCTTGGCGCGGTCCTTCAGGTAGTCCTGGAGCTGCACCCGGCCGCGGCCGTCCATCTGCGCCAGCAGCGCCTCGGGCACCTTCTTGCCCTGCCCCACCAGTTGCCAGGCCTGGTCGCTCACGGCCGCCTCGCGCTCTTGCTGCGCGGCCTTGACCATGGCCTGGTTGTTGCGGATCTGCGTGAGGGTCTTCTCGCGCCGCGCCGGGTCCTCGATCTTGGCGGCCTCGGCGAGCTGCTCGGAGAAGGGCTTCGTGGCCACGCTGGCCGCGAACTGGGTGGCGAACTGGTTGTCGGCCTCGCCTGTCAGCACCTTCTCGACGCGCGACTGCACCTGGGCGGGGATCTCGGCCTTGTTGGCCTCGTAGTAGCTCCTCGCGGCCTTGGCGTCGCGCTCGACCAGGGTCTCGATGTAGGACAGGTGCAGCGTGCCCAGCAGGCGCTGCTGATCGGCCTGCACCATCTCGGTGGTCCAACCCTTGCGCGCGCCCTTCTCGGCGGCGATCTGGCGCACCCGGGCGGCCGCGCCGGCCGTGTCGCCGGTGTCGACCCCGAACTCGATCGTGCTCTTGGCGGCCGCCTCGGCCTTGTCATCCGCAAACCGCTCACGCTCCTGCGTGACGTAGCCCATGACCGAGCCCATGGCCTGGTTGCGCTTGCGGGTGAGGGCGATGCCGATCTGCTCACGCACCAGGCCGTTGGCGTCGGCGCCGTAGTTCTTCTTGGCGTCGTCCCACCACTTGGCGGCATCGGCCTCGTACTGAGCGACACCCTCGCCGCGGTACTTGGGGTCGCGCTTGGCGGCAGAGTCCCAGGCCAGCCAGCCGCTGGTGATGTCGGAGTCGATGCGATTGGCCTCGACCTCGGCGTCGCGCTTGATCTTGCGGTCGAGCTCCTCGCCGAGCTGCCCGGTCGCGCGGGCCAGGGACTGCAGCCCGCTGCTGACGTCAGGCGCGTTCTGGTAGACCGGGCGCAGGGCCTGGGTGCGGACCTGCGGGCCTTCGTACAGGGGGACCTGGGGCATGAATCATCCGCCCTTGTAGGAGTTCCACTTGCCGGCCACCGAACCGGCAGTGCCCAGCAGCGAGGAGAACGCCTGGGCGTTGGCGTTGCGCGCGGCCCACTTGCCCTGCTGCAGCATGTCCTGGCCCTGGGCGCGGTAGGCCCAGGCGTCGCGCGAGGCGTTGAACCGGGCGGTGGCGGCGTCGGTTTCGCCGAAGAAGTCAGTCTGGTCCTGGATCTCGGCGGCGGTGCCCACGCCCAGGTCGATACCACGAGCGGCCATCAGGGCGCGCTGCGTGCCCTTGAGCCCGGCGGCCTTGCGCTGGATCGAGGCCGCATCCTCCTCACCGCGGCGCTGCGCGTCTTGCGCGGCGTACTCGGCCATGGTGGCGTTGTTGCGGGCGACCTGCTTCTGGACCTGGCCCTGCTGGTAGGCGGCGCCGGCGCTCATCACACCCGCGCCGACTGAGGCGCCCAGGGCAATGGCCTGCGAGGCGGTGAGCGCAGCGCCCAGCGCGCCGGCAGATCCTGCGGCGCCGGTGGCGATACCGGCGATGGCACCCAGAGTTATCGGCTCACACATGGCGGCTCATCTCGAAGACTCGGAACGGGGCACCGTGGGGCGGTGCGGGAGTGGCCGGGTGCAGGGTGAAGCCCAGTGCCTGGAGCCAACGGACGGACACGGTGTTTTCGGCGTGCACGGCGTTGAACAGGCGCGGGTACTCCTGCAGCATCGCTTCAATGTAGCGGCGGGCCCAGCGTTGAAGGACACGGCGGTGGCGGGCCACGGCGTCGGTGCCGAGCATCCACGGCACGCCCACGGGCGCGAGCAGCGAGCCGTACTCGGCGCAGCCGAACAGGGCGGCCGGTAACCCGTCAGCCACGGCCAGGAAGGTCTGCTTGGAGCGCGCCACCGAGGCGATGAGCGCCTGGTGCGGGTCGTCCCAGCCGGCGGCCTGCAGCTCGGCCAGGTCCTGGTCGCGCAGGTGCTCGGCCAGCCAGGCGAGGTCCTCGGGCGTGGGGGCCCGGACCTCAACCGCCGGTGGCGACATCCAGGGCCATGGACAGCACGGTCAGGGGCAGCGGCTGGTCCTGGCGCACGCACACCCCGCCGTCGCTGTTCCAGCTCGGCCCCACCGCAAACCGCAGCTCCCCGGTGCGCAGCGCCGGTGGCGAGTCGTAGGGGTCGGTGTGGTCGCGGGCCGGGTACTCGGTGAGCTTGCTGAACGAGGGCCCGGCCTTGATCAGGCTGGACTGGGTGACGCGGATGGCCACGCCGTTGACGTTCTTGCGCAAGAACTGCCCGCCAGCCTGGGCCTCGAACGCGAGCGGCAGGGTCTGCAGGTCGGAGGTGTAGGCCAGCCCGACGTGCACCACGCTGTAGCTGTCGTCCAGCGTGATCGCCCCGGCGGTGACCGTGCGCGAGGGGTGCACGGCGCCGTCGGCCAGGATCTGCACGGCCTTGCCCTCGAGGTGCCAGAGCCCTGAGAGCGAGCTCACCGGCGCGCCGTCGTAGGTCAGGCCCGAGTCGACAAAGAACGCATCCTCCTGGGCGGTGAACTGGCGCGAGCGCAGGCGCTCGATGTAGCGCACGGTGCGGCTGTTGACGGTGCGCTTGACCACCGCGTAGAGCACGTCCTCCAGGCCCTCGCTCACCACGCACACGCTCTCGAAGGTGCCGTCGGTGGTGTGCTGGTGCCAGCCGTAGACCTGCTGCTCGGGCACGTAGGTCATGCCGAGCAGCGTGCCGTCGGAGCGCACCGCCCACAGCGCCGGCACCGGGGCGCGCACGTAGGCGAGATCCACCACGCTGTAGCCGTTGAACAGGTGCGGCGCCATGATCGAGATGTCGATCGAGACGTAGGCGCTGTTCTGCCAGTTGTAGGCCAGTTCGCGGATGCGCGAGCCCTGGGCCTGCACGTAGAGGATCGAGCCCGAGGTCAGCGCCGGCTGCACGTTGGCCGCCCCCGTGTAGCCCTGCGGCTTGATCGACAGCGAGGTGGGCGTGATGTTGGGCGCCGAGTCCGCAAAGATCCGAAACTCCCCACCCACGGTCAGCGCGATGATGTCCGCGAGCGGCAGCAGGTGGCGGATGGCGTTTTGCTGCTGGGCGGCGATGCGGAACTCCAGGCCGTCGTCGTCCTGGCTCGGCAGGCTCGAGGTCAGGTTGCTCTGCGTGCCGTTGCGCGTGGCCCAGACCGTCTGCGGCTCATCGCCCGTGCCGGCGAACCAGCGACGCTGCTCGTAGTAGGTGACGGCCGAGGGGTAGTCGCCCGCGCCGGTGTTGAGGTCGTAGATGTCCTCGGGCGGGGTGACGGTGGTGTCGGCCAGCACGTTGTCGTCGACCACGCTGGTGCCGGTGGTGGCGCCGATGTAGCCGAAGCTGCCGCCGCGTTTCTTGTAGACCCGGTAGCGCGTGGCGCCGGCCACGGCCGACCAGGAGATGGTGTTGTAGTTGCCGCTCACCGTCAGGTTGTTGTTGACGCTGACCACGCTGGAGGCGAGCGACTCGGTCACGCCGTCGGCGGCGATCGAGGTCACGCAGTAGCTGTGCGGGTTCTGGTTGCCGGCGGTGCCGACGGTGGCCGCGACCGCCACGCCGGTGGGGATGGTGGCGCTGGGCGCGAAGCTGATCGAGGTCAGCGTCCAGTTGGTGGCGCCTGCGCGGGCCAGCTCGCGCGCGGCGTAGCTGGGGTGGGTGATGGTGAGCACGTCGCTGTCCTGCGCGAAGTGCAGCGCGAACAGGTCCACCTCGAGGTAGGGGCTCGCGATCGTGTAGACCCGCGCCGCGGTGGCGCCGCTGGCGGTGGTGGCCACGCCCCAGAGGTCGGTGGTGGTGAAGGTGTCGGCGCCAGTCGAGGTGATCTTGTGGAACCGGTTGCCGATGAACACCCAGTCTCCGGTCGACCAGCCGTGCGCGGTGACCGTGACGGTGGAGCCGACGATGCTGACGACGGCCTTGCTCGCCTCGAGCAGCGTGTCGCCGTTGACGTGGAAGCGGATGTACTGGTCGCCGAACTCGAGCACCACGGTCTGGTCGGCGGCGTAGGAGAACGGGATCAGCCGCACCGCCTTGGTCGAGTCCTTGGCCTCGTTGACGAATTCAAACCCTGGGCGGCGCGTGGCCGGCCCGTGCGGCAGCACGGTGAAGTTCTTGCACTGCGCCAGGCCGGTCTGGAACTTGGCCAGGTCGATGCGCCCGTAGAGCTCGGGCGTGATCTCGCCGCCGGCAAACGAGCGCAGCAGCGTCTTCATGCGCGGGCTTTGAGGGCGCCTGGCGTGAACTCGGCGGTGGTCTTGCCGGCGTTCGCGTCGTGCGCGGCGGCCTGGCGCATGGCGTTGGTGGCCTGCTCCATGAGCGCGTTGCCGATGCGCATGCCCTCTGTGCCCTTGATGATCGGCCCGGCCAGATACGCCGCCAGCAGCATGCCCAGCGCACTGGTGAAATCCGCCGGGTACTTGGTGGTGTCGGTCACGTCCACCGTGTAGAGCAGCGTCGCCTCGGGCTGGTTGGTGAAGAGCGCATCGCCGAACTTGTCGAACAGGGCGCCGCCGCGCTCGGGCTCGTCGGCGTCATCGCCCGACAGGATCTGCCGGGCGCGCAGGCAGTCGCTCGGCACCTGGTACTTGTAGGTCCACTCGGTGGAGTCGTTGGTCAGCTCGGCCAGCACCACCCGCTTGGCGGCGAAGCTCCAGGCGTGGGTGGCCAGCGCTGCCTGCCGCGCGATGGGCAGGAACCGGGCGCAGTGCCCGGATTCGACGCTGCCGTCGGGGGGAGACAGGGAGGTGACGACTGCGTCTGCGCCGATGTGGCTCAGGGCGAGGTTGGCGATGTCGACAGCGCTGGCCATGGGCGGACTCTACGGGTGAGGGGGGAATCGACGGACACTCAGCGCCGATTGCGCCGCAGCAAAAGGTGCAGGATTGAGGCTGCGCGCGAGAGCTGCGTGAACAACCAGGACGTGGGGCTGAACGCCTGGGTGCTGAAGCTCTTCGGGTCAAACGCCACGCCAAGGATCTCCGCTGGCCCCGGTGCCGACCACGGCTGAGCCGTTCATCTTGCGGGTGTCGGCGTAGATGGGGGTAGCCTGGGCTGCAGCCAGGATTGCGGCCACGATCTCGGCGGCGCTCGGCACCGTCGACAGGTCACCCGTCACCACGTTCTGGGTGACGACAGCAGAGTTCACCAGCGAGGACACCACCGCCGGATAGATCGGCTGATCAGTCGAGCTCCAGTACGGTGTGGCGTAGTCGTCGGAGTACAGCACGCCCGAGATGGCAACGATGTTGGGGTCGTACTCCAGCTTCCAGCCGTTGATCATGAAGAACGTGACGCCGGTCTCGCCGCCCGGGATGGGGTCGCCACCCGAGAACCGCATGGCCGGAAGAAAGCGGGCGTTGTCCTCGCGCTCAACCCAGCGCACCCAGGCCGAATACACATCCTCCCGGATGCTGAGCGTGGTGACGCCCGCGTTGACCGTGATGCGCTTGGTGAGGCCGTTGAAGCTGACCTTCTCAGCCAGCGCCCACTCGACGCCGTGAGCGGCCCAGATGATCACTGGTTGATTTCCTTCCAGCTCAGCACGAGCCGCAGGTTCAGCGTGCCCGTGACTTTAGCAATCGGTTTGGCTACGACGCTGAACACCAGTCGATCACCGTAGGAGCCCGTGGCCGTGCCGCCCGAGGTGTAGGTGCCGTGGGCCGTCGAGTTGTATGGCGTGGTGAGCGCGGAGTCGGTGTAGAGCGCCACTTGATTGAGCGCCACCACCTTGGCATAGACCGTCTGGCCGTTGATCTCGGTCATGCCTGACACGCCTGCAATCGTCACCGGGTAGCCAGACTCACGGATCGGGGTCTGCGGCTGGCTGAACGTCACCACCGCAGGACTGGCCTTGGTGATAGCACTGATGGTGCCACTGACCGTGCCACCGTTCTCGGCGTAGTTCTTGAACGAGCCGCCGGTCATGGACTTGTAGTCGGCCACAAGGCTGCGGGTGTAGTCGCCCTTCATGTACGCGGCAATGGCGTGAATGCCGCCGCCGTAGTAGGTGCCAGTGGTGTCCTGCTGCACCGTGTTGCCGGGGTCAAGAGCCTCGACGCTTGCCCATGTCGGGTTGCTCAAGGCCGGGTCGATGTAGACCTCCACTTCAGCGCGTGCGTCGTTACCAGACTCATCCCAAGCCAGCACTTCAAGGTGCGTCGGAAAGTACACCGAGCGGTTGGTATGGTTGCCAATCTGGACTTGAGGCGACAGCGATCCGATGTAGACATATCCACTGCCGCCCGACACCCATGACGCTACGTCAACGGTCTTCTCAAACGTGGCGAGCTTGTTGTTGCCAAAGGTCGTGATGTCGAGGCCGGCTTCTGCCAGCACTGAGCAGCACCACGCCCGCATCTCAGACGACGAGGCGGTGCTGGCGGTGTTGACCTGGGCGAAGCAGATGGGCAGCGACCCCGATGTGGCGTGAGGCAGGCCACCGTTGCCCTCGTGGTAGTACTCGTGGCATACCACCCGCTGGCCTTGAAAGTAGGTGCCGAAGCGAATGCGGCCTGCGCCCAGCCACTGGATGTCGATCCAATAGATGTTGTCGTCCGTCATGCTCAGCGTCATGCCGGAGGGGCCTGTGCCATCTACCTTGTCCACATTCCAGGACGACTGCGGAACATCATGAATCAGAGTCACAGAGCCTGAGCGGTCACTGCGAACCTGAACCCTCAGCACGCCATCAACCTGAGCGAACATGAACCCGTTGTTGGAGTCAAAGTACCCCCAGCGCCGAGTCAGGCCCGCCTTGCCGGCGTCACCGCAGGCCACGGTCATCACCGCAAGCTGCGAGATGCCCGGGAAGTAGTGGTGGTAGACGTTGGAGGTGAACGCAGTGATGTCGCCGCTGGCAGTGGTCAACGCCAGCACCGCCGCATGAACTGTGTCGTTGTGCGTGATCGTGCCGCCGCCGACCTTGCGGCCAGCAAACAGACCGGGCAGCAGGCCCTCCTTGAAGGTGTAGTCGCCCAGCACCGTCGCGCCCGAGACCCGCAGCTTGCCGAACGAGTCCAACTGCGGCTTGCCCTCAGCGAAGCGCGTGTACAACGCCCCGCTCTCGTCCACCGCCGCGAGATAGTTGGGGTTGCTCTCGTCGGCCAAGTGCATGACCTGGGCCTGCACGGCGGTCGCATCGACCGTGTGCTCCTGCGTGAACAGGCGCTTGCCCGTGCTATCGGGCGGGACGCGAACGAATGAGTTGGTCGGCATGAAGTTCTCCTATCAGGCCACGTAGGCGCGGTCTTGCTCGGCCACCAGACCAATCACGATGCCCTTGGATCGGCTGATGGTGCCTGTGGCAACCACCGGCTTAGCCACACCCTTGTTGCCCGCGACCACGGTCACAGGTACGTCACCGGCTGGCGAAGTAAACACAGAGCGCCCGCCCTGGGTGTTGGTGTCGTAGGCGAACGTGAAGCCCTTGGAAGCCGCGTCAATGGTGCCCGCAATCGGGTTGCCGTCCTTGTCGTTCACGGTGATGGCGGTCGCCGTGCCGTAGTCGTCGGCACCAACCACCGAGTCGGTGATGTACATGCGGTAGTAGCCCGTGCTGCCACTGGTCAGGAAGCTGTTGAACTGAAGAGTTCCTGCGGCAGCGTAGTTGTACTGGCGGGCAACCCCGTTGTCGTCGATGAAGTAGATATTGTTGAGGAAGTTGGGGTCGATGTTCTGCACGAACACGCCCTGTCGGCAGTACAGATCAGGACCGACGAAGTACATCAGGTCGTTCTGGATCTTGCCGATCTTGGTGCCTGCGCTGTTGGTGACCGCGCTGTTGATGTCGGTGCCTTGGCGCAGCAGGTACTGCACCTTGGTGTATATCTCCTGCAAGTCAGCGTTGTTGCCCTCAACGATGATCGAGAAGGGGTAGTTGTCGGTGACTGCATTGATGTCGATGGACTGCGCCACCGAGTAGTAGCTCACCGTGATCCCGGTGTATGGAGCAACGCCGATACCCGCATCGGCCACCAGTACGTTCAGGTCGTCTGCGTTGGACAGCAGCACGTTGACGGTGTAGGCCCCCGTCGCGGTCTGGCCGGTGTCGGCCAGAGTCGAATCCGCATACGTCTTCTGCTCTTCGCGGCAGTACGCCTTGAAGAACGCACGCTTGTCGAAGGTGGTGGTAGTCGGGTCAGCCGTTGCGTTACCGAAAACCTGAATGCCTTCGTTCACCTCATCGGTGAAAGTGAAATTGGTTGGGCCGTCTGCGGATGCACGCTGGTAGTACAACTGCGCACCAGTGTTTACATCCCCCAGAGACACGATGCCGACATACTGACGGGCCAACGCGCCGGAACTGGTGTACTCGCTCCAGCCGCCGTCTCGCATCCGCTGGCGCGTGGTGTCGTTGGCGGGCTTCCATCCGCTGAAGCTGCCACCGTCCGTGCCGAACTGGAATTGACCAGACTTCGCGTCAATCGCGTACATCGGGAACGGGAACTTGTTGTAGGTATCCGTTTCCCAGAGCTTAATGAACTTGGAGTACAGCGCCTGGAGCGTGACCCCATCCTTCGCCACTAGATTGCCCGCCTCCACCAGGGTGAAAGTCTTGGCAGAGGTGTCGATGGTGATTTCTGTGCCGACGTTCAGGTCGTCGCCGTCAATGATCTTCGCCATGATGGGTTACTCCAGATAGATGACGTAGTTGCTGTTGGCAAGCACGGTGTTGTCGTGCAGCCGTTTCTCGACGCGCATGGTTTCTCCATTGGCAAAGACAATGACCTCTGCGGTCTCGTCAACGCGCTCACCCAAGTGCTTCTTGTCGGTGGAGTCCACGACGGTCTTCATGGTGTGTAGTTCCTGTCCACAACCTGCGCCACCGGCAGCGAGGCATTGCCGTTTTGCAGTTCGTAGTTGCGCACGATGTAGGGCACATAGCCCGCCTTGTAGACAGCCACATCGACAAACGTACTTGCTGAGTAGGTGTAGCTGTAGGCAAAGCTGGTGACGGGGTTGGTCGCACCATCGTTGATAGCCAGAACGGTGTCGGTGCCTGCGGTCAGGATGACCACATCTGAGCCGCTCACGATGCCTGTGACAGTCAGGGTCTTCTGCCCCGCCACCACGGTGACCGTCGCGCCCGCGGTGCGCACGCTGATGGCACTGTCGCTGTTGATCGTGACGTTGCCACTGGCAATATTGACGTAGACCGCTTCGTTGCCGGTGCTGCCGTTGCTTGCGGCGTAGCCGCTGAAAGTCAGGCCATTGAGCGTGTGCGTGGTGCCACCCGTGATCTCAATCGCGTGGCCGGTGCCGTCGGATGTGAAGCTGGTGTTGCTGAGTGTCGAGACCGAAGAACCTGCCAGCAGCGCCGTAGTTGCCGTGCTGCGGGTGATGACGCAGTTGGACATCGTGGCGCCGCCCAACGTAATCCGCCCGCAGCGGCGGAAGGTCACGTCATCGACGGTGCTGTTGGGCCTGAAGATCCACGTCCCCATGTCGGTGAACGTGCAACCCGTGAAGTTGATGTCCGCGTCGTCAATGGCCTCGAAGTCGCCAGGGGAAATGTTGGTCAGCGGCGAGGAGTTGGTGATCGAGACGTTGGTCCAGTCCACACGCGATCCGGCTTGACGTACCTCGATCTTGTTGAACGTGGCCGTGACCTTGCGGCAGTCCTGTACAAACAGCGCCACGTTGGAATCGCGGAAGTCCACCGCGCTTGCGTGGCCAAGCACCATCAGGCCCTTCCACTGGTAGCCGCCAGTCACCGACTGGATCAGCCCCCAGCGATTGGCCGAGGTGTCGTTCTGCGCAGCGTAGCCGGCGAAGGTGGCGTAGCCGTTGGCCAAGTCACCGCCGTTGATGCGGGCCTCGGCGCGGCCATAGCGGATGATGTCGACGATGTGCGGCTGGCCGCGAGCCACCGCCTGCGTGAGGATGCACATTGATCCCACGCCGTAGATGTCAGTCGCGCCCGTCGGCGGCGTGCCGTTGGTGTAGTCCGCAGTGACTGTCGGGTCGATTGGGGTGCTGACCCACTTGGCATAGGGGAACGGCGCGACGTCATTACCGCCGACCGCCCACGCCTTCCAGTTGCCAACCGCGTTACCGCTCACCACCGTGCGCAGTCCTCCGTTGGCGTAGGACTGCAGGGCGGTCGCCACGCCGTGGCCGTGCCACATGAGGAACACCTGGCCGGCCGTCAGCGTGATCGGCGTGGCCAGGATACGGATCAGCGAACACAGCGCCGTGGTGTTGGTGATCTGCGAGCAGGAGTTGGTGCCTTGCAGCGCCGACTCGGTATCCACCTCGTCAGGTGCACCGCCCGAGGTCGCGTTCGTCAACTCCGTCCACGCCGTGGTGTCGGAGTCCAGGATCCAGTCGATCAGGTCGGTGGTGTAGCTCGCCGCGGCCATGGCATCACACAGAGCGTCGGCCGGAGAGCACGACCTTCAGGTTGGTGGTGCCGTCGCCCCCGAACACGCGGGGCTTGAGGTAGACGGGCAGCTCGACGATGGCGCGCAACGCGCCGCTGGTGAGCGTCAGCACGTTGCCACCGACGTCGGTCAGGGCGTGGTAAGTCTCGCCGTCGTTGGAGCCGCCGATGGTGACGGAGGCGCCGCCGAACGTGCCGCTGACCTGAATGGAGCGGTCGGAGTAGACCGCCAGGCGCACCGGCACGCCGTCATCGTCCTGGGCCAAGTTGGACCAGGTCGTGACCGCAACGTCGAGGCTGGTCTCGAACGGGAACGTGGTGACGGGATCGACCGTCGCCATGGTTCCCTCAGACAATATCGGTGGCGGACTTCACCGAGGCCTTGGCCATCTCGGACAAGGTCTTCGGCTCGGCGCGGGGTTTCGGCTTGGCGGGCGCGGCGGCCGGAGTACCGACCGCCGCCACCCACGAGCCCTTGAAGTCGTCGGGCACCTCGAGCGTGGTGCCGGGACGCACGCGGGTTCCGTTGTAGAACCCGATCGAGGTGGCCACGACTTTCTTCATGGGCTACCTACTCAAGCCTGCGAGGGGCTGTCGTAGGCCTTCCAGCGGGCCACGTCCGTGGTCAGGAAGGCGTTCACCGTCCCGGCCGTGAACGCGGCGGTGCCGGTCACCTGCTGGATGCCGATGTAGCGCTCATACGCGGTGCCTTCCATCGGGAGCTGCACGGCCATGAGCACGGTGCCGGCGGTCATCGTGGCCACGGTCCAGGCCTTGGAGGAGACCAGGGTTGTGGGCGAGGACAGCGAGGCGTTGTCGTCGGTCACCAGGTTGAAGGTGCCCGTGGCCGAGCCGCCGGAGGTGGCGGCCGTGCCGACCGTCATCACCAGGTACAGGGCCTGGTCGCCACCCAGGTCGCGGGCGACCGAGAGGTCGACCACGTCGCCGATCAGGTAGCTGCCGGCGGCGCCGGTGTTCAACGCCGTGGCGTCGCAGAACTCAGTGCGTTTGTCGAGGATCATGATGGGTTCCTTTCAGGATTCAGAGCTGCGGGCCTATCAAACCACGCGGGTCTCGGTGTTGATCAGGGCGTCGGTGCGGCGCACGGGGATGTCGTCGAACGTCATCACGCGCTTGCCTTCGACCGTCTCCCAGGTGAGGTTGGAGCTCACCCGCTCGAGGATGCCCAGGCGCAGCTTCTCGCGCAGGGTGCGGTTCATGTAGAACACGGCGCGGCCCTTGCCGAAGCTGGGCACGCGCTCGGTCGCCTGCACCATCCAGTTGATCAGGTTCTTGGTGTTGGCGATCGTGCCGAGCTCGGAGATGTCGATGTTGGCGATGCGCACGAAGTAGCGCCAGTCGCGCACCACCAGGCCCGCGTCCCAGCGGTAGTGCGTCCGGTAGCCTTCCATGCGGCCGCCGTTGCCGTCGACGTTCTCGATCGTCACCTGGCCCTTGTCGGACATCTGCAGGCCGGCCTGCGAGCCCTTCGGGTAGATGCCGAACCCGGTCTGCGGACCCCACACGCACAGCCAGATCGAGGTCAGGTCACCACCGGAGCCCGAGAAGGCGTCGATGATGTTGTCCGCGTTCTGGGCCGAGAGCGAGTTGTAGCGCGGGGCCAGGCCCGTGAACGCCTCGGGCTCGGTGCCCTCGTTGCCGTAGAACAGCGTCGAGGCGTGCTCCTGGGAGATCGACTCGATGTGCGCAGCGTCTTCCGACAGGCGGAACGCGGCGGTGTTGCCGTTCAGGTCGGCCAGGGCCTTGTCGACCTCGGCATAGGCCTCGAGCATGCCGCACGAGTCGGTGATCTGCGCGGTGGTGCTCTTGCCCGGCTGCACGCCGCCGTAGAGCTTGCGCCACGTCGGGGTGGGCAGGCCGGTGCGCACGGTCGACTTGTGGCCGGTGGGCAGGTTGCCCTCGACCCAGGACATGTCGGACAGGACTTCGTTGGACTGGTTGAGCAGCTCGACGATGGTGTCGATCTTGCCGTCCGGGTCCAGACGCTTGGAGACGTCGATCAACGTCGGGTTGTTGCTTGCAAGGGTAGCCATGGTGGTGTGCCTTTCAGGTCATGTTGGGGAACAGTTTTCGGGCCGGGTCGGTCTCGGCGCCCTTGGGGCTGCCGGGCACGAACCGGTCTTCGCTGATGGCCTTGCCCGCCTTGTAGAACGCGCGGATCACCTCGGGGTGGTTGCCCAGCCCGGTGCTGTTCAGCACATCCCGCAGCTCGGGCGTGCCGAAGGTGTCGAGCGCCTTCTTGGCCACCGCCAGGTTCTCGGTGAGCTTGTCGCCGCCGACTTCTTTGTCGGCCTTGACCTGCTCCACCCAGGTCTCCACCAGCTTGGTGTGCGCTTCGACCTGACGCTGGGCCATCTTGGCGCCAATGTCCGCGACCTTCTGCGCACTCGCCTGGTCGAGCTTGAGCTCCTTGGCGATCGCCTTGAACTCGTCAGCGGCGAGGCTGTCGAGTTCCACCCCGTCGGGCATCGTGAGCGCATAGTCCTCGGGGACCGTGGCCTCGGGGGCCTTGGGGTCCGCCGCGGGCGTCGTGCTCGCGCTGTCCGCCGCTGGTGCAGCGGCTTGTCCATCACTTGGTTTCGGTTCCCCAGCGTCGTTGGCAGGTGTGCTGGTCACCGTGGTCGAGTCATCCATCTTTGCCCTGGTACTCTTTGAGGAGCTTGAAGTACCCCTCGGGCGAGGCCTCGAGCACTTCTGCCGTGAGGAACAAGCCGACGTGCCGCTTTCCTTCTCCGAAGGCCATAACGCTGCCGCTATGGTTGAAGGTGGTGCGGTTGACACCGGCCTCCTCCAGCAGACGACTCACGATGCGCCGTCCTTGGGGGTGGGCCATCAGCCACTTGAGGTCCTCGAGCTCCTTGCGACGTTTCTCGCGGGCCACCGTCTCTTCGACTTCAGCCTCGCGTTCCTGGCCTCGCAGGTCCATCGGATCTCGCATGATTGACGGGCGCATCGTAGACACGCGCCGCGCTCAGACGGACACGCTCACTCGACCATCGCCGGGCTCGGGCTCGAGTAGCCCTGCAGCATGCCCATCACGTCGCGCAGTTGGTCGGTGTTGATTTCGCTGGCGGTCTTGGCGCTCTCCACCACCTGCGGGGCGGTGGCGGCCGACTGCTGCGCCTGCATCGCCTGAGCCCGGGCGGCGCGCATCTCGGCCACCTGGCCGTCGGGCACCACGATCGCCGGGTTGACGCCGAAGGCGTTGCCCATGTCGTCGATCACCTGGTCGAAGTTGATCTTGTCGAGGATCTCGGGCTTGACCGGCGCCAGGCTCACCGCGGTGGTGAGCAGCCGCTCCATGCCGTTGACCGCGACCGCGCGCTGCGCCTGGGCCAGCACGCTGATGAACTCGATGTCGAGCTCGGTGCCGGCGATCTCCGCGGGCGCGGGCGGCAGGATGCCGGCCTCGAGGCAGCGGTCGAAGGTCAGGTCCACCAGCGGCGAGAGCAACTCGTTGTGCAGCCGCTCGAGCACCGGGCCCAGCATGAGGAGTTTCTCCTCGTGGCGCTCGGCCACCTCGGTGGCGGTCATGCGGCCGTTGGCCGGCTGCTGCGCCAGCATCAGGAACAGGTCGGCGTAGTAGGCCTGGCGGATGCGATCGCGCGTGTCGCGGATCGAGTCGAGCATGAAGTCCAGGCGCAGGTTGACCTCGAACGCCGAGCGCACGCCGCCGCCCGGCGACATCGCATCGACGTACATCACCCCGCCCGGCAGCCGGCTCTGGGCGCTGGCCTTGTAGGCGGTGGGCACCTGCAGCGGCGGGTTGACCTGGTACTCGATCGCCTGGGCCTTGCGCTGCTGCTCGTACTGCAGTTGCTTGGTGTCGCCCAGCGCCTCCATCCCCGGCGAGCGGCCGTAGATGTCATTGCCGGTGACGGTCCAGCGCGGGCACAGCGCCGGAAAGCGCCGGAACCCTGACTCGCTCAGGTACTGGTTCTGCGCCTCGCGCCCGGGCTCGAAGTAGCAGGACTCGAACGCCATGTTCTTGGCATCGCGCTTGCCGTACTCCCGGTCGCGCCGCGGCTGGATCATGTGCACCACGTCGATCCACTGGTCGTAGGCGCCCTTGTCCCAGAGGTTGCGCACGGTCGGGCTGCAGGCGTCCTTGCCGAACTGCTCGACGAGTTGCGCCACCGTCATCTTGAATTCGCGCGCCAGCGTGTCGACCTGGCCCTTGTGGTTGTGGCCGAGGTAGTACTCGCCGACCGTCAGCGGGTAGTGGTGGATGACGTTGTCGAAATCCGGCAGCACCACGTCGGCCCAGGTGCCAAACGCCCCGAGCTCCTCGTAGCAGGCGTGCAGCGAGTTGTAGGTGTTGCTGGCTGCGAACACAGCGCGCATGAGCTCGGCCGCATCGTGCAGCCACTGCTTCACCGGCCCGAACTCCATCAGCTCCTTGTCGGGCAACCCCAGCCGGAACCAGGGCCGCGCGGGCGAGGTGACGCCCGACATCATCCCCGCGGCCAGGGTGCGCACCGCGAAGATCGCGGTGTTGTCGTAGATGAGCTGGTTCTTCTTGCTGCCCTGGTTGGTCTCGGAGCTGATGAACCGGCCGGCGCGCGGGAACTGGTACTGGGCAATGTCCTTCCAGTGGGTGTCCCAGGTGCTGCGCTCACTCTTCAGCGCCGACAGCCGCGCGAGCTTGCGGTTGATGTCGTAGCCCTTGCCCTGCGGGCTCTCGCCCGAGTCGGGCCCGGCGCCGTACAGCATGGAGTCAGCCGCCCAGCAGCGAGGCGCCGCCGGTGTTGAGCGAGCCCGAGGCCACGCCCGAGGGGCCGGTCAGCATGGTGCCGCCGCCCATGCCCGCGGCCTGGCGCTGGCGCCGGCGCATGGCCATGGAGTCGGGCTGCTTGACCTCCTGCGGAGGCGGGGGCGGCGGGGGAATCTTAGGCGATGACATGCAAATTTTCGTTCTCCTTGCGCCGCTTGTTTTGCGCCTGCTCGAGGCGCGTTGCCCAGCGACAGTTGGAAGGCTCGTAATTCCCCAAGGGGTCTATGCGATCCAGCGTCTTGCCCGGAGGCCTTTCGCCCATGTCCTCAAGAAACGCTTCGAATTTACTGGCCCACCTTTCACATACGGACACGCCGCGACCGCCGTAGTCTCTGTATTGAGGATGCCCAGGTAAGCGACACCGTTCTTTCATGGCGCGCCATGAGTTGTACGTTGAGCTCGGTTTGTTGTTGCGGTTGTGGCCATGCGTCACAGAACCGTTTCGCTGATGGTTCCGCAACAAGCAGCCACACGATCGGGTGTCACCCGTGCGCAGGTATGAAGCTGGCACAGTTATCTCACCACCGCATTCGCATCGACACCGCCAGGCTCGTTGACCTTTGCAGGTTCCATCGCGAATCACGACCGTCAGATGACCGTACCTGTGTCCAGTGAGGTCAAGGATCTTTGGCATGCCCCGATTGTTAGGACAGGACATGCGTTGACGGACACGCCTTTACTCAGCGCTCCATCGTGATGCGGGGGGCCTTGATCGGCGAGCCGGTGCCGCCGGTGAGCAGCGATCCGCCAGGGGCCGAGCCCCCGGTGCCGGTGAGCAGCGTGCCCCGACCCCGGCCACCGGCCACGCGGCGGGCGCCGGAGGCCATGCCACCGCCCGCGTCGCGCATCGACCCGCCGATGCCGGCCGGCGTCGCGGCCGCGATGGAGGTCTCCTGGCTCGAGCCGACGGCACACATGCGGCGGCATTCTGCGGAAGTCCGCAGATCAGACGGACACGCCGCTCACATCGCGGCCAGCGGGTCGTAGCCGGTGACGTCGACGGCGCGGTCGAACTGGTTGGCCCGATGCCCGGCCATGACGGCCGCCTGGCGGCGCAGGTCGCGTTCCTTGACCACGGGAAAGGCGAAGGTGAGCGCCAGCGCATCGCCCAGGTCCGGAGACGGCAGGCCTCGGGCCTTGAGCTCGTCCTTGGACTCGAGCGCGACGCGGTCCTGCGAGTCGAACTTGTAGGTCGGTGCGGCCAGGTCCTGCTTGAGCGCCACGTCGTTGGGAATGCAGCCGCCGGCCATGAGCCAGTCGCGCAGCTCGTACCACATCTCGGCCCTTTTGTTGACGTAGCGCGGCTTGCCCGGGCGGCCGCCGAAGTGCACCTCCACCACCTCGTGGCCAAGCTGGCGCAGCTTGTCGATGACCCCGGCGCCGTTGCCGGCATCGACAAACACCGCATCGGCCTGCACGTCCTCGATGGCCTGGGCCACGTAGGCGGCGAGTGCCATGTTGTCGACCTTGGTGTAGACCCTAAACGGCCGGCACACCAGGCCCTGCCGGATGGCGATGACGCTGCGGTCGTCGCCGAACCGCGCCGGGTCCACGCCCAGGATCACCGGCGCGAAGTCGTACTGGTCGCGCCTGACGTGGCGGCGGCTGGCCTCCTCCACATCGGCCAGGCTGATGAGCTGCTCATCGCCCGCGGCGCTGAAGTCGCACAAATACTCACGCCGCCAGGACATCTCGCTCATCTCGGACTGCAGGCGCTGCACCTCGCTGGCCGGGATCGAGTCGGTGTCGTGCACGGTGTAGAGCGCGGCGTGCCAGTCGGGCTTGTCGCGCGCGGCGTAGAAGAGCTGGCTGAACAAGTTCACGCCCTTCGGCGTGCCGATGAACAAGCTCCACCCCAGGCGGTCGGACAGCGCCGGCTGCAGGATGTCGTCCCAGACCTCGGGCGACATCTGCGCCACCTCGTCGAGCACCACGCCGTCCAGGCGCACGCCGCGCATGCGGTCAGGGCTGTCGGCCCCGTAGACCCGGATCGTGGCGCCGTTGGCGGTGAGCCGCACCCAGAGCTCGGACTCGTTGACCTCGGCCAGGCCGGCGAGCTGCAGCGGCAGCGTGATCTGCTTCAGGCGCAGCCAGGCGATGGCCTTGGCCTGCTTGAGCAGCGGGGCGATGTAGAAGAACAGCCCGAGCTCGCGCTCGAAGCGCAAGGCCTTGTCCACCAGCTCGCGCAGCCCGAGCTCGGTCTTGCCGGCCCGGCGGTGCAGCGCCAGCACGGTGAACCGGCGGCGGTTCTGGTGGCAGTCGCGCTGCCAGGCGCGGGGCCGGTAGCCCAGGTCGATGATCTTGGTCACCAGTCGCCGCGTCCGACGCCGATCAGCCAGCCGATCGCTGCCGCGATCACCAAGCCCAGCACCAGCACATTGGCGAACTCGTCCATGCGCCGATCATAGGTCACACCAGCTCGTCAACTGCGGGCACCACGCCAGGCACGCCGGTGCTCACCACCACCTGCGTCTTGACCGGGCCGCCGTCGGCGCCGGTGATCTCGGTCTTCTTGCTCTCGCGGTAGTCGTCGGGGAAGCGCGCGGCCATGGAGCGCGACCAGAGCTGCGGGTTGAGCCGCGCACCCTCGGGCGACTCCCACATGCCGAGGTGCGCCTGCTCCTCCCACCAGGCCAGCGCCAGGTCTCGCGCACGCGCGATGGCCTTCGCGAATTCAGGGTGCTTCTCGGCCCATTCCCACAGCGTCACCCGAGCCACGCCCATGGCCGCACCGATCTGCGCCAGGCTCTTGCCCTGAGCGCCAAGCTCAACGGCGAGCTCGCAGTACTTGGGGCGATAGGACGAAGGTCTTCCAGCAGGCATGGTCGGCAATCTACCGTTGCCCGGCTCAATCACGGACACGGACCCAGCCGGCCGGCACCTGACCGCGGCGGTAGCCGTGCACGATCTTCCAGACGCAGCCTTTCGACACCTCCATCTTGCGGGCGATCTCGGCCAAGGCCATGCCCAGCTCGTGGAGCTCGTGCACCAGCTCGACCTCGTGGTCTGACAGCACGGCGCGAGGGTGCTGCTCGCCGATCCGACGTCGCGCGTCGTTTACAGCAACCATCCGGTTCTTCGCTAATTTCAGCACGCCGACCATCAGGCTGTCCTTTCCAGTGGTTTTCAACGCAACAACGCCCGATCCGATACAACGCAACACCGCCGCCTATAGGCTGGCGGTGCGTTGCGTTGTAAATTTCGGCTCTTCGCAACGCGTCAACGTGCGATGCAACGCGTGTTGCAGCCGCGTTGCATGGTTTTGTGCAACGCATCGTGTCCGTCGATGCAACGTATCGCGCCAGAATTGAGGAATGCAAAACCTCTCCGCACGCGACCTCTTCACGCTGTTCAACACATGGAACTCGTTGCGACAGCGTTGTCTCGACCCCGACTCCAAGGACTTCCGCCACTACGGCGGCCGCGGGATTGAGGTCTGCGACCGGTGGGCCAACAGCTTCGATGCTTTCGTGCACGACATGGGCGCCAGGCCCGATGGCATGTCGCTCGACCGAATCGACGTCAACGGCCCGTACTCGCCGCAGAACTGCCGATGGGCCGATCGCTTCACGCAGGCCCGCAACAAGCGCTGCAGCAAGCTCACGCTCGAGGATGTGGACAACATCCGAAGCCTGGCGCGTGAAGGCCATCGACCTGAAGCGCTGGCGTTTGTCTTTGACGTGACGAGCTCTTACATCCGTCGGCTGACGACCGAGCACCGGGCCACGCCTGTTTGCAAGGGCACGCCGGGTGCCAAGTTGACGCCCGAGCTGGTGCGAGAAGTGCGATCGCGACACGCCAACGGCGAACGGCTCGAGGACGTCGCCGTCGACTACGGCATCAAGTACCGCGCCGCGGCGTATATCGTGAAACGTGAGACCTGGAAGCATGTCGACTAGACCACCTCGAGGGTGCCGTCGTCCTGCAGCCAGAACGGCGCCTGATCGCCGGCGCTGAGTGTTTCGATTGCGCGCCTGACGCGCTGCCGACGCGTGTCGCGCTTGCCGTCCTCAGGCCCAGGCAAGCGCTTTACGGCTTCCGCAATCACAGGCCCCACCTCGAGCCCCGAGCTTTGCGCCTGGGCCATCTCCATCACCACCGCGTGCACCACGGTCTCCACGGGGCCCATCGGCTTGCCGCCATTGGCCGCCTTGAGCTCGGCCTCGGCCACCACGCAGGAGGTGATGGGGTCCAGGTCCTCGTCGATGCCGAGCTGCACCGTCTCGAGCTTGAAGCCCCACTGCAGCCCGTCCTCGCCGTCCTTGTTCTTGGACAGGCGCAAGGAGCGCTGGCCGTCCTCGGCGCGGATGACCTCGATCTCGGCATCGGCCGCGGCGCGCAGGCCTGACCAGCCACGGGCGCCCTTGGCCTGGTCCTTGCCGCTGTGGTGGATCAGGATCACCAGCGCGCCGGTCTTCTCGTGAATGCGCCGGCAGTGGGCGATGGCCCGGCCCATGTCCTCGCCTGCGTTCTCGTTGGCGCCGGGCGTGGTCTGGGCCAGGGTGTCGACCACGATCACGTCCGCCCCGCCCCAGGCCTGCATGCCCAGCACCAGGTCGGCGGCGTCCTTGACCTCGAGCAGGTTGGGCGCGCCGTTGAGCACCGACATCGGCACGGCCGTGAGGTCCACCTGGTGGTGCTGGGCATAGGCCGCCAGGCGCTTCCTGAAGCCGTCAGCGCCCTCGGCGGCGATGTAGGCCACCCTGCCCTGCCGCACCTTGCGATCGCGCCAGGAGCGCCCCTGGGCGATGGCCAGGGCCATGTCCAGCACGGCGAAGCTCTTGCCGCTGCCGCTGGCGCCGTAGACCACCGCCAGGCCGGCCTGGGGCAGCACGCCCTTGATGATCCAGGGCGAGGCCGTGGCGCTGGCGAAGGTGGCTACCGGCTCGAACTGAAAGCGCAGCGGCTTGGGCTCGCCCGCAGCGTCAGGCTCGGCAGCCTGGCCCTGCTCCACCAGCGCCTCGAACTCCTCCACGCTGGCCGGGCCTCCGATGGTGATGTGCGCGCCGTGTTCGTGCGCCAGGCGCACCAGCGATCGGGCCGTGACCTGGCGCCCGCCGCCCTTGCCGAAGCTGCGCCAGCGCTCGCGGCCGTAGCGCTCGGTGGTGTACTTCGGGCTGCGCCGGGACCACTCGTCCCAGACCTGGAACCCCTCGGGCCCGAGCTCGTGGTGCAGCGCCATGCCGACGCTGATCCACTGGTCGTAGCCCAGGTCGCCGGGCAGCGCGTCGAGCGCCTCCTCGAGCTGCGATCGCGTCAGGCCCAGCCGCTCGGCGGTGGTGGCGTCGGTCTCGGGCTCGCTGGCCCGGGCGAAGCGACGGCGCACCAGGGTGAGCACCGTGTCGTCGACCTCGGCCACGCTGTTCTCGTTGCCCAGCACCCGGGTGATCTCGAGCGCATTGCCGGTGATGGTGACAAAGCCCTTGGAGGAAAAGGTCTCGAACCCGAACGGCTTGCCGTGGTCCTTGAGGTTGCCCAGGTTGCCGCGGAAGAAGGCGCGGATGCCCAGCCCGCTGGGCGAGTACTCGGCGTAGGTCGAGCCCAGCACCTCGAGCACCTGCGGGTGGATCTCGCCGCCCTGCACGCAGCGGTCGAAGTCGAGCGCGCAGACGTTGAACTCAGGCATGGGCGCAAAGCCCACGCCGTCAAAGCCCCGCCGCGCGGCCGCGGCACGGGCCGCGTCGAACGTGGTGAGCTGCTGGCGGTCCTCGGCCCGGCCCTGCACGCCGTGGCGGCGCTGGCCGTTGGTGTAGTACGGCACCTTGCGCGGCTTGCCCTCCCCCTCGTGGTGCTCGTAGCGCCAGATGAGCCAGGCCGGCAGCTCGCGCAGCTCGTCGGGGCAGGTGATGGTCGTGAGATGCGCGTTGAGCTTGGTCACGGCGTTCATGGTCTGACGGGGTTAGACGCCTCGGTACCAGGCGTTGGCGGGGTGTAAAGCCCTTGAGCAAACGCAACCTGGCGCGGGTGCATCGGGCTCAAGGTTCGACTTAGCAAACCGATAAAATTCACGGAGACACACAGGGAGCCACTACTCGACCCCAAGGGGGAACTCCGATGCTGGAGAACCGCAGCGCCGTGCATAGGCGCAGGAGCGACAGGCCTCGGCCAGGTCGGTGCGGTAAAGGCGCGGCAGGCGCCCGCGGCTGGCGCGGTGCATCTGCTCGGTGGCGGCCTCGATGCGGCCAGCGCGCTCGGCGCTGGCGTTGCGGTGGCCACCCGCGTACTGGTAGAGCTGGCCCACCGAGCTGCCGATCGCCTCGGCCAGGGCCGCGCGCTCGTCTGGACTGGCGGCCTGCATCCACAGGCGCAAGGGGTGTGGGGTGTTCATGCCCCGACTTTAGCAAAACCGAAAAGGCTTGCGTAAACGCAATGCGATGGGGCAAGGTATGACGATGACCGTTTACGAAACACGCCGGCAGAATCTGCGCGCCCTGATCGGGCAGTGGGGAGGCCCGACGTCGCTCAGTAAGAAGCTGGGGCACAGCAACGGCAGCTACATCGCGCAGCTCGCAGGGCCCAGGCCCAGTCGCGAGGTGAGCGAGAAGGTGGCCAGGGAGATTGAGGCCAAGCTCGGCCTGCCGGCGGCCTGGCTCGACCGCGACCACCCCGCCGGCGGGCAGCAGCTCAACGACGAGACGCTGGCCGAGTGCGTGCAGGCAGTGGCGACGTGCTTGCGTGATGCGGGTCTCAGACCGGACCCCGAGATGTATGGCACCTTGGTCCAATTGGTCTATGACCGGGCCAAATTGACAGGCTCACTCGATGAGCCCTACATCTACAAATTGATCAAACTTCTCCGAGGGAGCGGATCGTCATGAGCAAAGAGCAGATACAGCAGCGCATCAAGTACCTGGTAGAGCACGGCGGTCTGTGGGATGACCCCCTCGATGACCTGCGACGCTACACGCGCACCAACCGCGTGGCCCTGACCCTGATCGGACTTCTGCTGCTGGTGGACATCGCCGTCGAGCTGCTCTGATCCCGCCCGGTTGCGCTAAACCCGACCTGTAAAGTCGGGTTTATTTTGCCAATGTATTTTTTCTTGTGCTAAATTTGAGCCATCGACAACGCAACCAGGAGCAGCAAGATGGCTTTCTACCTCTACGGCGACCAAGTGTCTGGCACCACGGCCGAGGCGCATTTCGTTCACTGGTGCCTGCGCCTTGAGAACGAGCACGAGCCGGTGGCGCACTGCGCGCTCGACGCCGCGCGCGATTTCCAGCTCGGCGCGTACCGCTACGACATGGAAAAGCGCGCGATCCTGCAGCGCGCCGGCATCGAGATCCGCTAACCCTTCCCCGCTGCGGTGGCAGCGGCCAGCCCCGGGGCTGGCCAGTGTCACCCCGACACGTCAACCAGGAGACCAACAGCATGCACATCCTGCGCATCACTCCCTCAATCGCCAACGAGTGGAACGTCCGCTGCATTGGCGACGTGGTCCCGGCCCTGGCCGATCGCATGTTCGCGCCGGGCTTCCTGCACGTCACACCCGAGACGCTGCAGGAGATCCTCGACGACTGCCGCTTCATGCTCGACCCCGACGGCCCCGACCTGCTGCCCGATGAGCGCCGCGCCTATCGCGCGCTGGTCAAGCAGTGCGAGCGCGCCCTGGCCATCGGACAGGCCGAGCTGCCGGCCTAACCCCAAATTTTTTCGTCCCTTGTTTTAGCGTCTGCTACGATCACAACCCCTTTGCGAAAGGCCCACCCCATGATCAACGTCACCCTCACGTTCAGCGGCTTGCCCGAGCTGATGGACTTCTTCACCACCATCCAGGCGCCGGCCACCGGCATCAAGGTCCAGCCCGCCGCCGTGGAGGTCGGCCCTGCCCCGGCCCCAAAGTCGAAGAAGACGACACAGGCACCGGCGCCTGCCCCCGTCGAGGCGGCTGCCCCGGCCCAGCCTACTGCGCAGCCCGCGGCGGCCCCAGCCCTGGGCGATGCCATCGTCATCCCTGACGACGAGCCCCCGGCCGTACCGCAGGTGGCCTACGCCGACCTGCAGAAGGCGGTGCTGCAGCTCTACAAGCTGGACAAGGCGAAGGCCGCGGCCATCGCCACCGGCATGGGCTACGAGAGCTTCAAGGTCATGCCGGCTGAGAAGTGGGCCGAGGCCCTGGCCACCGTCAACGCCGCGCTGGAGGCCTGAGATGCAGCACGCCCGCATCTTCAGCGCCAGCGTCCTCGAGCGCCTGTTCTCCTGCCCCGGCAGCGCGGTGCTCACCGCCGATGCCGAGCGCACCAGCAACACCTACAGCGCCTGGGGCACCGCCTGCCACGCCGTGGCGGCCGATGCCCTGGAGAACGGTGACCAGGTCTACGCCGAGCTGCTCGGCACCAACCACAACGCTGACGGCTTTGACTTTACCGTCGACGACGAGATGGTCGACGTGGCGAAGTTCTACACCGACTACGTTCGCGCCATCGCCGCGCACGACGGCACGGTGCTCGTCGAGCAGCGCGTGAGCTTCCGCGAGCACCTCGGCCTGCCCGACGAGCACGAGGCCTTCGGCACCGCCGATGCGCTGGTGATCAAGGGCAACGAGCTCATCGTCATCGACCTCAAGACCGGCCGCGGCGTCGACGTCGAGGTCGAGGGCAACGCCCAGCTCATGGCCTACGCCCTGGGCTGCCTCGAGATCGCCGAGCAGGTGGCCGACATCGAGCGTATCCGCCTGGTCATCGTCCAGCCCCGCGCCGGCGGGATCAAGGAGCACGACCTCTGGGTCGACGAGCTCCGCGCCTGGGCCCGCGAGCACGCTGCCCCCGCCGCGCGCCGCGTGCTCCAGGCGGTGGCCGAGTTCTCGGTCGGGCACCTCAACCCGGGCGAGAAGCAGTGCAAGTTCTGCAGCGCCAAGGCGACGTGCCCTGCCCTGCGCGACAGCGTCGCCGACACCGCGCTCGGGTTCACGCCGGCCAGCCCCGACGAGTTCGCCGTGGCCACGGTGTCGGCGGCCGACGAGCACACGCCCGAGGACTGGATCGCCGCGGCCCTGAGCCGCGTCGACCTGATCGAGGACTGGTGCTCGTCCATCCGCGCCGAGGCCCACCGCCGCCTGTCTGACGGCCTGCCAGTGCCCGGCTGGAAGCTGGTGCAGGGCAAGCGCGGCGCACGCGCCTGGAGCGATCCCAAGGCGGCCGAAGAACTGCTGCGCAAGACGTTCCGCTTGACCGTCGAGCAGGCCTACGACCTGAAGCTGATCTCGCCCACCAGCGCCGAGAAGCTGAAGAAGGGCGGCGTCATTGGCGAGCGCCAGTGGAGCAAGGTCGCCGAGCTCATCACCCAACCCGACGGCAAGCCCTCCGTGGCGCCCGTCACCGATCCCCGTCCCGCCATCGACGCCCGCGCGGTGGCCGAGGAATTCACCACCGTCGCGGCATCCAACTGAAAGGAACCACACCATGGCTACCAACAACACCTCCCCCGCCGGCCGCGTGATGCTCAAGAACGTGCGCCTGGCCTTCCCCTCCCTGTTCGAGCCCAGCGCCTACGGCGAGGGCGAGCCCAGCTACCAGGCCACCCTGATCATGGACCAGGCCCAGGCCGACGGCCTCGACAAGGTGCTGGCCACCGTGGCCCGCGAGAAGTGGGGCGCCAAGGCCGACGCCCAGTTGAAGGCCCTGCGCTCCACCGGCAAGGTGTGCCTGCGCGACGGCGATGAAAAGCCCGACTACGACGGGTTCGCCGGGATGATGTTCGTCGCCGCCCGCTCGAAGACCCGGCCCACCGTGGTCGACGGCCAGCGCAACCCGCTCACCGAGCGCGACGGCCGCCTCTACGCCGGCTGCTACGTCAACGCCAGCGTCGAGGTCTGGGCCCAGGACAACGCCTACGGCAAGCGCATCAACTGCACGCTGAGAGGTATCCAGTTCGTGTGCGACGGCGAGGCCTTCGGCGGTGGCCGCCCGGCCGCGGCGGATGAGTTCGACGAGCTCGAGGTCGAGGACCTGGTCTGACAAAAAGAAAGCCCGCCGGGTGGCGGGCTGAATCTCTGCAACAGAGAGGAGACGAGGCCATTGTGCGCCGGCTCCTCTGCTGACGGACACGCATGAAGCCCATCGCCATCTTCGACACCGAGGTCTACCGCGACTACTTCCTCGCGGCCTTCCTCGACCCCGCGACGGGCATCGTGACCGAGATCGAGGCGCACCCGGACCAGGTGCTGGACGTGGAGGCGCTGAAGGCGAACCTGCGCGGCCGCACCCTGGTCGGGTTCAACAGCGCGAACTTCGACCTCCCGATCATCGCCGTGGCCCTGGCCGGAGGCGACTGCGAGCGCATCCACAAGGCGGCGCAGGCCATCATCAGCCGCAGCTACAAGGGCTGGCAGTTCGAGCAGCTCTGGGGCCTGAAGCTGCCGCGCGTGGACCACATCGACCTGATCGAGGTGGCGCCCGGCATCGCCAGCCTCAAGACCTACGGCGGCCGGCTGCATTGCCCGCGGCTGCAGGACCTGCCGATCGACCACAGGCAAAGCATCGCCCCTGCCGATCGCGTCCGCCTGAGGACGTATTGTCGGAACGACCTGATCACGACGGACACGCTCTACCGCAAGCTCAAGCCCCAGCTCGAGCTGCGCGAGAAGATGTCCGCCGAGTACGACATCGACCTGCGCTCGAAGTCCGACGCGCAGATCGCCGAGGCGGTGCTGGCGCACCAGGTCGTCAAGCTCACGGGCAAGCCCATCATCCGCGAGGCGATCGAGCCCGGCACGTCGTACCACTACCGCGCCCCGCGCTGGGTGCAGTTCCGATCGCTCGAGCTCTGCGACAAGCTGGCCGAGATCGAGGCCGCCGACTTCATCGTGCAAGACAGCGGCGGCGTGGCCGAGCCCGAGGCCCTGGCTGGGCAGACGGTCACGATCGGCCGCGGCGTGTACCGCCTGGGCATCGGCGGCCTGCACTCGAGCGAGACCTGCCAGGCGGTGGAGGCCGATGAGGACTACGTGCTGGTGGACCGTGACGTGGCCAGCTACTACCCCAGCATCATCCTGCGCCTGGGTCTCGCGCCCCGCGCCATGGGCCCAGCCTTCCTGCAGGCCTACAAGGGCATCGTCGAGCGGCGCCTGGCGGCCAAGGCTGCAGGCGACAAGGTGACCGCCGACGCGCTCAAGATCACGATCAACGGGTCCTTCGGCAAGCTGGGCTCGAAGTGGTCGAAGCTCTACTCGCCAGACCTGCTGATCCAGACCACCGTCACCGGCCAGCTCGCGCTGCTGATGCTGATCGAGGACCTCGAGGCCGATGGCGTCCGCGTGGTGAGCGCCAACACCGACGGCATCGTGATCCGCTGCCACCGCGGTGACCTCGGCGCCATGGGCGAGGTCGTCCAGCGCTGGGAGCGGCGCACCGGGTTCGACACCGAGGAGACCCGCTACCGGGCGCTGTACTCCAGGGACGTCAACAACTACATCGCCATCAAGCCCGACGGCGGCGTGAAGTTGAAGGGCGCCTACGCGCAGGAGTCGCTGGCCAAGAACCCGGTGAACGGCGTGGCCATCGAGGCCGCGGTGCGCTGGCTGCGTGACGGCACGCCGGTGGAGGACACCGTCCGCGCCTGCAGCGATGTGCGCAAGCTGGTGACTGTGCGCACCGTCAAGGGTGGCGCCGTCGACCAGGGCGGCCAGTACCTGGGCAAGACGGTCAGGTGGTACTACGCCCGCGGCGTGGCCGGCGCCCTGCGCTACCAGGTCAACAACTACACGGTGCCGCGCAGCGAGGGCGCACGCCCGCTGATGGAGCTGCCCGAGGCGGTGCCCTCGGATGTGGATCACGCCTGGTACGAGCGCGAGGCGCTGTCGATCCTGAGCGACGTCGGCGCGGCCGGCGGGCTGGTCTAGGGTTTCCCCGGTGTTTACAACTCTTTAGCGAATGCTACAGAATGCCAAACATGAAGCCCGCAAACCCCTGGCCCTTCCCGTCGCGCCTGCTGGACTACCCCAGCCTGCCGCCCAACGTGAAGCGGCCCCCTGCCCCGCCCCAGCCGCGGCCACCGTTGCCCACTGAGCCGGCGCCGTTCTGAAAGGACGCACATGGACACCACGCGCAAGTTTCCCCGCACGCTGCAGGAAGCGTTTCCCCGTGACCGACACCACGCCTACGCCATCGAGCGCCCGTACCAGGCCCGCTACGAGTCGATCGCCGGCGTGGTCTTGGCCGTGGCCGTCGGCGTCTCGCTGGCCATCATCCTTGTGCGCTGGTGGTCATCGTGAACAAGGACATCGACCAGGCGTTCGACACGCGCATCGAGCCGTGGCAGCACCGCTGTTGCCACGGCGACTGCCACCAGGGGCGGCGCCAGTGCCCGCACCCAGAGGTCTGCCTGGAGCGCACCGATGCGCGGCTCGGCTGCTTCATGATCGTCGGCATCAGCGCGGCGCTGTGGACGCTCATCATCCTGGTGGTGTGGGCCCTGCTGCGATGAGAGAGCGCGACATCGAGGCGCACCTCAAGCGCCGCGTCAAGGAGCTCGGCGGCGAGATCCGCAAGACCGAGTGGATCGGCCGCGTCGGTGCGCCCGATCGCCGCGTGATGCTGCCCGGCCGCATGCCGGTGTGGGTCGAGCTCAAGGCGCCAGGCGTTGCGCCCGAGGCGCACCAGATCCGCGAACACAACCGCATGCGCCGACTCGGCGAGCTGGTCGAGGTGATCGACTCGCTCGAGGCCGTGGACAACCTGCTGCAGAAAGAGACCCCGTGAGATGCTTGCGCTGCGACGCACCGACCCGAGTCCTGGACACACGCGACGGCACGAAGCGCCGGCGGCGCTGCTCCAACGGCCACCAGTACTGGACCGAGGAGGAGCTGGTGCGTTTCGTCCCCGAGACTACCAGCAGGCCGTCATCGACCACATCGTCGGCAACGAGCGAGCCAACGTGTGGGCCGGCATGGGCACCGGTAAGACTGTCTCCGCGCTCACGGCGCTCGACGCCCTGAGCCTGGTCGACGATCCCTTCCCCGCCCTGGTGCTGGCCCCGCTGCGCGTGGCCTCGAGCACCTGGCCCGACGAGATCCGCAAGTGGGCCCACCTGCACCACCTCCACCACGAGGTGGCCGCGGGTGGCGTGGGCCCCATGCGGGAGGCCCTGCGCTGGCCGTGCGACATCGTCACGCTCAACTACGACAACGCCGCCGCGCTGGTCGAGCACCTCGGCGACCGCTGGCCGTTCAAGACGGTGATCGCCGACGAGAGCACGCGCCTGAAGTCCTTCCGTCTGCGCCAGGGCGGCGTGCGCGCCCAGGCCCTGGGCAAGGTGGCGCACAAGTACGTCAAGCGCTGGGTCAATCTGACCGGCACGCCGGCCCCCAATGGCCTGCGAGACCTCTGGGGCCAGGCCTGGTTCCTTGACGCCGGGCTGCGCCTGGGGCGCACGTTCGCGGCCTTCGAGAACCGCTGGTTCCAGGCCAAGCAGGTCGGCGCCAGCCGCTTCGCGCGCCAGCTCGTGCCGCTGGCCCACGCTCAGGCCGAGATCGAGGAGCGGCTGCGCGACCTGACCATCACCGTGCGCGCCGGCGACTTCCTTGACCTGCCACCGCTGGTGGAAAACGTGATCGAGGTGGAGCTGCCGCCCACAGCCCGGCGCCACTACCGCGAGCTGGAGCGCGAGATGTTCACCGTGCTGGCCGGCGGCACCGAGGTCGAGGCGTTCAGCGCCGCGGCCAAGACCATGAAGTGTTTGCAGGCCGCCAATGGCGCGCTGTACGTGGACGACCAGGGAACATGGAAGGAGCTGCACGATGCGAAGCTTGAGGCGTTGGCGTCAGTGGTGGAAGAAGCTGCTGGGGCCCCGGTTCTGGTGGCATACCACTTCAAATCCGACCTCGCCCGACTACAGCGTGCGTTCCCTCAAGCTCGGACGCTGGACGCTGACCCTCGAACGATCGAGGCGTGGAACCTGGGGCGGATACCACTGCTACTCGCTCATCCTGCGAGCGCTGGCCACGGCCTCAACCTCCAGGACGGCGGCAACACGATCGTGTTCTTCTCGCTCAACTGGAACCTCGAAGAGCACGAGCAAATCATCGAGCGCATAGGGCCCACGCGCCAGGCCCAGGCCGGGCACAACCGCCCGGTGTACGTGCACCGCATCGTGGCCCGCGACACCGTCGACGCGCTCGTGCTGCTGCGCCTGCAGTCCAAGGCCTCGGTGCAGAGCGTGCTGCTCGAGGCGATGAAAGGGAGACGATGACTGATCTGAGAACCGCCGCCCAGCAGGCGCTGGCGCATGTTCAAGAGTTCAAGCGCCGATGGATGGCTGTGCCGCCGTTCGGCAACAAGGTGAACAAGGTGACCCGAGAGGCTATGACTCTCGCGCATGCGCCAGTGTTTCAGCTTGAGGAAGCCCTCCGCGCCGCGCTGGAGCAGCCGGAGCACGAGATCAACGCCGCCATCGTCAAAGCCGAAGGAGAACAACATGGCACTCGCTGACTACCGACTTTGCGACGTCTGCGAAGGCAAGGCGTTCTACGACGCCCACCTCAATTACGGGGACGGCACCGACGCGTGGCACAAGGACCTCTCGCCGTACAGACAGGCTGGCAAAGACCAGTACGACAAGCCCGAGTTCAATCAAAAGTACGGCATGCGACTGGACTACCTCGGCGACTGGGCCGTGATCTGCTCCGAATGCGCCAAAACACACAAGACCGTCATTGTTCCGATTGATGCCAAAGCGGAGGTGCAAGCATGACCCGCGACGACATCATCCGCATGGCGCGTGAGATTAAAGGTGCATCTCGCGCATCCGCAGTAGACGGGTCGTTATGGCTACTTTCTGAGTCGCATCTTGAACGCTTCGCCGCCCTTGTCGCCGCTGCCGAGCGCGAGGCGTGTGCGAAGGTGGTGGAGGAGGCAGCGAAGCCGCTTGATCACCGCTACATGCTGCACGGCAGGCTTGCGGAAGCCATCCGCGCAAGAGGAGAAACGAAATGACCACACTACGCGAAGCACTCAAACTGGCATTAGATGCGTTGGGCAAGTGGAGCAGTGGCCGCGACATGGACGCCGTGGAACTGAACGATCTGATTGCCACGCTTGAGGCCGCGCTGGAGCAGCCGGAGCAGGAGCCGGTGGCATCCATCTACGTGACGATAGGTGGAGATCGAGAGTTTGACGACTGGCGCTGCCCGCTGCCTGTAGGAAGAAATCTTCTCTACACCCACCCACTCCGCCGCGAGTGGCGAGGGCTGACGGATGAGGAGATGCGATGGGTCATGCGTGATGGTGAAGGGCGGTCGGCGCTTGCGCTTGCCCGCGCCATCGAGGCCGCGCTGAAGGAGCGCAACGCATGACCGTCACGCTGACGAACGACAAGTCGGCCGCCGTGGACCAGACCTACTACTGGCGCCCGCTCGAGACCTGCCCGCTGTCTGCCAAGGTCCAGCTCCTCACCGCCGGCGGCGTGGCCGTGTACGGGCAGTACAGCCCCGGCAAGCCTGGCTACATCGGCTGGGCACCATTGCCCAAAAAACCGGAGTGGATGACGACATGAGCAACCTGAGAACCGCCGCCCAGCAGGCGCTGGAGGCGTTGGAGTCACGCGGAGCAACCCGCGAAATGCACTATCACATCATCACCGCCCTCCGCGCCGCGCTGGCGCAGCCGGTGCAACCGCCCTGCCAGATCGCAGAAGACGGCGTATGCGAGACGCTGAACTGCTGCAACAAGGACGACTGGAAATGACTGACCCCGTCAACCACCCGCCCCACTACACCGCGCACCCCTCGGGCGTCGAGTGCATCCAGATCACCGAGCACATGGGCTTCTGCCTGGGCAACGCGGTGAAGTACATCTGGCGCGCAGACCTCAAGCACGACGCCATCGAGGACCTGAAGAAGGCGCGCTGGTACATCGACCGCGAGCTGCAGCGCCGCGAGGGCCCGCGCTTCGGGAGCACGCCCCATGGCTACTGAGTTCACCTTCCTGGCCGAGCTGCCACCAGGCTACGACAACCGCACGCGCCTAGCGCTGACCGAGCGCAACCAGGTGATCGCGACGCACCCCGAGCACCCTGCCCTGTTGCTCGGTGCCGATGGCCAGTGGTGCGCTCTTAACTCAGACAACCTCAGAGACGACAACGCATGACTCGCCTCAACCTAGACCAGCTCGCGCAGCACCTGGCCATCGACCGCCGCTACGTGCGCGACAACCTCGTCAAGCGCCCAGACTTCCCCAAGCCGCTGGTGCTGTCGCGCTACTTGCGCTACTGGCTGGCCGACGAGGTCGAGGACTGGATGCTCAAGCAGCGCGAGCGCGCCGCAGGCCGGCCGCGCGCCTAGTCCAGCTTGGCGGCGATGTCTTCGGCCGCCTGCCGGTAGTAGATCATCAGGCTGCGCGGGTCGCGGTGGCCGATCATCCGCGCCAGCTCCATCACGTTGAGCTTCTTCGACAGCCTCGTCAGCGCCACGGCCCGGCTGTCGTGGAACGTGAAGCCTGACAGCCCCGCTTTTTCGCGCGCCGTGCGAAACGACCCGTCCCGTGTCCCGTCGGCCAGGTCGAACCCTTCGGGCAGCTTGGCGTACAGCTCCACCGCCCGCTTTGACAGCGGCACCTCGCGCGCGTCGGAGTTCTTGCTGGTGGCCAGGTGCGCCACCCGGCCCTTGATCACCGCGCGCCCGATCTCGCCGGCGCGCATGCCGGTCTCGATGGCGATCAGGAACATCACCGCCACCTGCTGCTTGGCCTGCACCACCGGCATGTCCTCGCGGTAGTTCAGCGCCTTCACCACGGCGTCGATCTCTTCCTGAGTGATGAGCCTGGTGCGCGGGGCCGGTGCCGGCGGCTTGCGCACGTCGGCCATGGGGTTCACCGCAAACAGCCGCCACTCCCGGCGCGCCACGTCCAGGATCGTGCGCAGCAGCGCCATCTCGCGCCGCACCGTGGCCGGCTTGACCGAGGCCATGCGCTGGTCGCGCCACTTGGCGATCAGCGTGGCGTTGACCTCACGCAAGGGCACGTCAGCGATCTGCCGCTTGAGATACTCCAGGCGCTTGACCTCGGTATCCTGGCCCTTGCGCTTGGGACACTCGTCGCGCTGGAAGCGATCGAGCAGGGCGTGGAAGGTGAGCGTGTCAGAGGCTAGGCCGGTGTGCGCCTGGGCCTCGATCTCGGCCTCGAGCTTGGTGGCCCAGCTCACCGCGTCGGCCTTGAGATCGAACACGCGAGACTTGCGCACGCCGGCCTTCTCGACCTGGGCTCTCCAGCCTGTTTTCAGCCGTCTGTAGTACGCCATGCGTGCGGGATTCGTGCGGGATGATGCGGGATTTTTATCCCGCACAGCGTAGCGCAAACGAACTCAGCGAAACATGGGGTCTATATAAATCAACGACTTAGCGCAGATCGGAGTACGGGTAAACACCTACAAACAGGCAGTAGTCACATCTCCTGGGCACCAAGAATACAGTGTTTATGCGGGTTTGCGAGGGGTTGTGCGGGATTTGTGCGGGATTTCTGGAGATCCCGCAACCCGCACGGGATCAGGTGTCGGTGGCGATCGTTTTGACCACGCCGTCGCCGAACTTGATTTTGAGATCCCCGTCCGCCGTGTCGACGTACAGGATGGCCTGGCCGACCACCGCGGCCGGCGCCGTGATCCCGTCGGCAATGCCTAGCGCCCCGCTGGCGTAGGCCTCCAGGTACGTCGTCCCGCCCCGCTGGCCGCGCAGGAACGTGCCGGTGGCCCGCTCCGTCTCGACCTGCAGCGTGACCGGCGTGCCGCTGCCGGTGACCGTGTCGGCCACCACCAGGGCCGGCAAGCTGGAGCCGCCTGACACCCCACGGGTGAACCGGAACGAGCCCGTGGCCACCGCCGTCAGCGCCGAGTGCAGGTGCACGGCCGGGCCGGTGGTGCCGAACGGGTCCAGGTGCAGCGTGCGGGTGCCGCTGTCGGTGTTGGTCCCCGTGGCGTGGTGATTGGCCAGCATCACCGTCTCGCGCACGTTGGAGCTGGTGATGTTGACGTTGGTGGTGCAGGTCTCGAACCGGTTGAACGCGATCGTGGTGCGATCAGACAGCGCGCTGGCCGAGCTGGTGATGCTGACCCCGGTGGTGCAGTTCTCGATCTGGCAGTGCGTGATCTGGTTCTGGTTGGAGTCGGTGATGTTCCAGCCGGTGGTGCAGACGTTTGCCCGGCAGGCCAGGAAGGTGTTGCTGTTGCTGCCGGCAGCGCCCACCAGGAACCCGCTGGTGGCGTTCTGCGCGGTGACGTTGAAGAAGCGGTTGTAGACGCAGTAGCCGTTCGTGCCCTGCAGTTCCACCGAGGTGTCGAACCCGTCGATGAGCAGGTCCTCGAACACGCCGGTCGACACCGAGTCGAGATCCAGCCCGATCGTGCCGGTGCCGGCGTCGGAGAACTTGATCCCCTTCACCCCCACCCCGTAGATCCGGGTGCCGGGCGTGGCCTGCACCAGGGCCTGGGCCGCTCCGGTGTAGCTGATGGTCGTGGCCTGGCTGCCCTCGCCCTCCAGGATGACGCCGCTTCGGATCGACAGCGCGGTCGAGATGGTGTGCGTGCCGGGCCCCAGCTTGACCACACCCCCACTGGCGGGCAGCGCGTTGATCGCCGCCTGGATGGACTCGCCGGCACCGACGCCGACCATGAGGGGTGGTACACGGGTGGTCACGCTCTCCCTTTCAGTCGCTCAAAGGTTCGCAGTCCGCCCAGGCCGAGCATGCCGGTGAGGAGGACCATCAGGGTCTCGTTGTCGATCGCCGGCAGCGGCGGCACCGTGCCCCCGAACAGGGCCACCACCCAGGGCAGGATCGGCTGCAGCAGGAACTGGTAGCCCAGGCCGAACACGCAGACCCAGCCGACGCTCGGGCGCCAGCCGCCGCGGAACAGATCGGTGCCCGCCTCCACCTTGTTGACCTCGAGCTGGCCGAGCGCGAGCTTGAGGTCAGCATCCAGCACCGCGAGCTCGCCCTTCTGCGCCAGCTCCAGCGCCCGCAGCTTGGCATCCGCAGCCTGGGCCGGGTCGGGGATGATCTTGTCGAGGATCTGCGTGACCGCAGGGATCAGGACTTGCCACATGCTCAGGCCTCCATCAGGTCCGCAATGCGCCGGCTCCAGCCGCGGGAGAAGCTCGGCCAGTTGGGCAGGCCGCTCATGAAGCGCAGGCGCTGGGCCAGGATGCGCAGGCGCAGTGCGTTCATGTCTTGGGCGTAGGCGGCGGCCAGGGTCTCGGGGCCGATGACGCCATCGGCCTTCACACCCAGCGCGCGTTGCAGCCACAGCGCCGCCTGGCGCGGGCCTGAATTGACGGAGCTGTCGAAGACCGCGTAGCGGATGCCGGGCGGCAGGTCGTCGGCGCGGATGGGTTTCCAGTAGCGCTCGAGGTAGATGCGTTGCGCCAGCTCTACCGGCAGCTCGCGCATGTCGCCCTTGTAGCCCACCTCGCGCGCCACCGCCTCGGTCACCCCGAATCGGGTGGCCCCGCCTTTGTCATCCTTGTGGTCGGAGAAATCTCCCTCGTGACCGAGGAGCAGCGCGAAGGCGGTGGTGAAGTTCATCACTTACCCCAGTGGCTGGCCACCCAGGAGACGACCCCGCCGACAAAGCTGGCCATCGTCATGCCCATCCAGAAACCGCCCTTGCTCTTGTTGGCCAGCGCCAGCAACTGCTTGACGTCCTTCTGCAGGTCCTCGACCTGGTTCTCGAGGGTCTTGACCTGTCCGATCAACAGGCCAAACTTGATGGGGTCGATGTCGTTCATGGTCGTCAGATGAAGGTCAGAACACCCCAGGCCAGCCAGCCTGGAGCGGCGGTTGCGATGGCGTCGAGGGCCTCAACTTGGCCCTCTTTGCGGATGCGCTGCTGAAGCTCGTAGCCGATGCCGGTGACGGTGGTGATGAAGGCCAGCATGGCGCCCAGGCCGAGCGTGGAGTGGACGATGAGGGCGAGGTAGGCCACGGCAGCGGCGATGCAGCCGAGGGCCAGGTGGAGGGCTTTGTCGTTCACGACAGCGCCTCTATCGCCTCACGCGGCGCATGGCTGAACCAGACGATGTGGTTGCCTTCCCAGCAACCTACGGCAATACCGTTCCAATAGATGAGGTCGTCCATGTTGTTGTACTCCAATCAATTTTGCGCGTTACACATAAGCGCTGAAGATTTCACAGCACAAGTTCGCCATTCATAAGCGACAGAAATGTAGGCATCCATTGCGCGGTGAATCCTCGGCGATTTTCCAAATAAAGCCGGTTGGCTGTGGTATCAGCAAATACCGTGAGGTTGCCATCCGTCCCTGTTGTTCCAGTGGGTGCCCCTGCGTTGGTGGCCCCCGCTACACCTACTTGTGTGCTGATGTTTTGGACGTAAGCATTTGCGTCGCCCACACGAAACTGGAACACACCTCCTCGTGTGACGCTAGAGTTTCCAGACAACACCAGCACGCCTTGAGTCACATCTGAGAATTCAAACGTATACACCGCGTCGTCATTGATGCTGATAGAGTTTATTGCCGACCTGTGACCTTGCGGGCTTACGTCATATTGAATAGCCCTGTTACCCGTGTTCATAGGAGCCGCTGTCATCAAGCGGGTCGCAAATGTCGGGAAACCTTGCCGCACCAAAACGCCTGTGCAACCAGATGCCACTTGCACCATCGGATTTAGATTAGCCTGAACTTCTCCGGTGACTTGGTTATCAATAACCTGCGCCCCATCAGAATTAGCGCCAAGATCAACAGCAGGGGCGACAATATCTATGAAACGATTATTCCGAATGGTGGGCGAACGGCCATTGATAAAAACACCTCCCAACGTCGCCACGCGACTAGGAGAATCGCCAGAAAATCCGCCAATTCCGCAACTGCGAATTTCGACGTTTTCACCAACGATGTGAATAGAGTTTGTTGATTGTCGTACCCCAGCAGTCAACGCGTTGTGGAATACGTCTACGTTATCTAGCACTACTCGAAATACGATTCTATTCAAGCCTCCGCACACACCATGCCCAGTAGTACGCACTACTTGCGTGTTTTTGATTTCGCAAAATCCAGCAGAATAATTGGGATCTGCGTCAAAGTTGTCGATATAAACTCCATGCCCGCCGACATCCAAAATCCGACAGTCTTCGACTACCCACGCTTGGCCTGTGCAGTAAATGCCATGAGATGAATGATTGTTGATAATGCAATCGCGCACATAGTTGCCAAACCGCGACTGCGGCAAAGTCGAGTCTGTCGGGAAAAATACTCCGTAGTTTGTTCCGGCGGCAGCAGCAAGGCGGGCGGCACTGCCTTGAATAGTCATGTGAGCAACGCCACTGAAATACCATTTTATTTGAATTGCAGGGCCGGAAGTATGATTGACCTGTAATATGGTGGCTCTAACTCCAGCGCCAACCATGTGGATAACTGCGTCATTGGCAGTGATAGACGCAGTAACGCGGTATGTTCCGCTAGGAAAATAAACTGTACCGCCGTTAGTTAGAGAATCAATCGCCGCCTGAATCGCTGCCGTGTCGTCCGCCGCGCCGTCACCGACTGCGCCGAAGTCTTTCACGCTCACGGTGTCCCGCAGCTTGCTCTGCACCGTGCGGCTGGTAGCGCCGGTGCCGGCGGGGTCGAACGTCACCAACGAGGCGTTGGCGGTGCCCACGGGCAGGGCCTGGCCGTAGCGGACAACGACGTTGGCGGTGCCTGACGGCGGTGCGCTGGTGAACGTGAGAGTGGTGCCGCTGACGGTGTAGTCGGTCGAGGCCGTCTGCACCACGCCGCCGATGGCGATGTCCAGGTTGTTCACGTTGCCCGGATCGGCGGCCAGCGTGAACTGCGTGGTGCTGCCGTTGCCGTTGAACGTGTCGGTGCGCCAGTTGGCGTAGCTGACTGCAGTGGCCAAGTCAGTGATGTCGCGGTTGACAAAACCTGTGGCTGTTGAATTCCAGCCGATGATCTTGTCTGACGCAGGGGTGGGCAGAGTCGAGCTGACACCACTAGCAGACACCGGCAGCACCAGCGTGCGGTCGGTGCGCTCCTCGAGCTGCTGGATCTGCACGACGGTGCGATCGAACGTGTCCTCGATCACGCGGGCGTTGAACGCGCCGCCACCCAGCAGGTCGGTCGTCTGCTCGTAGGCCAGGTCGCCGACGATGGTGAGCTTCTCGCCGCTGGCGAGTGCGCTGCCGCTGATCGGGTAGGTGATGCTGCCGCCGGGGCTGGCGTCCTGGTCACCGTTGAGCGTGACGCTGTAGTCGCTGTTCAAGACCAGCACCGACTCGATGCCGGTGGCCGAGGTCTTGGTGACCTCGAGGTCTCCCGCGGCGAACGTCTTGAAGCTGAAGCTGAAAGACGTGGTGGAGCCGTTCCCGCTGTACGGGCCGGCGCGGCGGGCGGTTGCGGGTACGGTCATTCTCTGGACTCCAGCGAGTGCCAAAGGATGGTAGGCGCTGCTATAGCGCCTAAGGACACGCTATCGCTGCTTGGACTCGGGGCTCGCGGTGCCGGTCACCAGGCCGCGCGCAGCGTCGACGGGGCCGGTGGGCTCGATCTTGCCCTGCGCGACGCCGGCGGCGTAGCCCACGGGTCGGGCCAGGGTCATGGCCGGCAGGCCGGTGGTGACGGTGATGAGCGCGGCCACGTCGCGCACGGCCTTCTGCGCGCTCGCGTCGTCGACGATCGCCTTGTAAACGCTGGCCGGGGCGCCGGCCGCGGACTCGAGCACCGACACCGTGGGCGAGAGCGAGAACTTGTCGTCGGCCGGCTGGTCGTTGAAGCGGTTGACCACCGACTGGCCGAGTGCGCCCACGAACGGGATGCCCGAGAGCACGCCCTTGATCGTGCCGAACCCGAACACCTGGGCCAACCAGTCGTCCAGGTAACCGTCGTCGTCCTCGTCGTCGGGCCCACCCTTGAACGCGAGCGCGATCGCCTCAGCCACCCAGATCGGGATCATCAGCCCCAGCATCAACACGCCGAACGCCTTGCCGGCGCCCTTCTTGAGCCCCTGCTCCTGGGCGATCTGCTTCAGTGCCGTGGCGTTGGTGTTGGCCAGCATGTTGAAGTAGCCCACAAACTGCGTGAAGACGCGCGCGTAGGCCGGGCCCGTCTCGATGCGGCTCACGTCCTCGGGCAGGGTCGAGCCCTGGGTCTGGCGGATCACGCCGTCGGCGTAGCGGATGGCCATGCGCTCTTCCATCCCCTCGGCCAGGCCCTGGTTGTAGGCGGCCTGCCAGATGATGGGCGAGAGCACGTTGTCAAACGCCGTCTGCAGGAAGTAGGCGTGCTGGCGCGTGAAGCTCTCGGTGCGCTCGTACACGCTCGGGTTGATGAGGATCTTCTCCAGCGTGTCCGAGAGCACCGCCACCTCGTTGCTGGCGCGGTCGGCCATGTAGGGCGAGGCGTCCCACACGGCCTGGGAGAACTTCTTCGGGTTGGCCACGTAGTCGGCCAGCGAGCGCATCATCAGGCTGGGCTTGACCTTGATCGCGGCCGAGCTCACGCCGGTGATCTGCTGCAGCGTGTTGCTCAGGTTGGCGAACATGAGCGCCATGCCCGTGCGCCCGCGGATCGAGGACAGCATGCGGTTCAGGCCCGCGTCTGCACTGATCGGGGTCTCCACCGTCTGGCGTGCGGAGCGATTCAGCCAGGGCTTGAGCACGCCGCTGATGGCCGCCGGGTCGATGCGGCCCAGGGGCTGGCTCACTTTCGGGCGCTTGATCAGCCTGGCGGCCGAGCGCACCGGCGCTTCCATGTGGCTGAACAGCAGCACCTTGTCGATGTGCTGCGGCAGGCTGCGCAGGTCCAGCTTCAGCGGCCGGTTGTACTCGACGCGGCTCTTGGTGAACCCGCGGTTAGTCGACGGGAAGGCGTAGCTCATGCCCGCGTTCTCGGTCTCAAGCAGGTCGCGCAGCTCCGCGTCCTGCACCAGCAGCGGGTCGGCCTGGGCCGGCACGTAGCCGCCGCGACGCGCCACGCCGAAGGGGTCGGTGAACGTGTCGGCGGTGACCTCGGCGAAGTAACGGCCGAACACGTCGCGGTGCGTCTTCTGCGCCAGCGGCTTGGTCTGCTCCAGCAGATCCCATACGCCCTGGGCGAAGTCGAAGTGCTCGCGCTGCAGCACGCCTGAGTTGGCCAGCCGCTGGATGAACGCATCCCAGCGGCTGGTGTCGAGCGTGCCGTCGGGGTTCTCGGTGGCCCAGCCGCGGCCGAGCAGCAGCTTGCGCTTGTTGCTCTCGTTGCCGGTGTGCAGGATCGCGTGCAGCAGCTCGGCCATGCCGATGCCGTTGTGCCCGCGGCCGAAGGTGTAGCCGAGCTCGGGCGCCTCGATTGGCTGCGTCGGCATCATCGGGGCAATGTTGTCGACCAGGGCCTGGAACTTCTTGCGGTACTCCAGGCGCTCGGCGCGGTAGCGGTCGGCGGCGTCCTTGATGGGCTGGAAGATCAGGCGCAGGAACGGCCCGCCGAACTTGCCGTCCTTGGCCTCGGCCCACTGCTCCACCCGGCGCAGCAGCGCGGGCGCTTGCTGCAGCACGGCGCGCTTGATCAGCTCCGCCTTGGTCAGCGCGCCCGACTCGCCCGGCACGGTGTCGGGGATCCCGATCTCCTCCATGCGGGTGTAGAGCTCGTTGGCCGCGTCGTCGATGTCCATGAGGTCGCCGTCGACCTCCATCTGCCGCGAGCGCTTGGCCAGGAACCACATCGCCTGGATCGACTCGTGCAGGCCCTGCAACTCCTCAAACGTGAGGGCCTCGAGCGGCTGCGCGTTCTGCGTGGCCTGCAGGATCATCGGGCCCACCACCGCGGCGGTCTCGGGGTCGTTCTGCTGCAGCGCCTCCAGGTACGCCGCGGCGGCCTTGGTGGTCGGGGTCTCGATGCCGTAGGCGGCCAGCACGGCGCGGGCGGCGTTGACGATGTCCGGGTCGCGGCCCTTCTCCACCACCTTCTCGTCGTTGCCCTTGGTGACGCGCTTGAAGAACTCGAGGATCTTCTTGGCCTCGGCCGTGGCATCGAGCGCCGCCTTGGCCGCGGCGTTGTTGAGCACCTGGTCCTGCTTGGCCTTGACGGCGTCGGCCGTCTCACCCTTGGCGGTGTGCTCTTGCCAGCGCTTGCCAGCGCGGCGCTCGGCGGCGGTGTGCTTCCAGGCCGTGGCCTTGAGATCACGCAGCGACGTGCGTGCGACGACGTTGGCGCCGAACTGCTTGGCCGCCTCGATCAGCGCGTTGACCGTGATGCGGGCGCCGCGGGCGTTGACCTGGCCGGTGTCGGTGCGCTGGCCCAGCATCTCCTGCTGCGTGCGCAGCTCGGTGGCCAGGCTGCGCGTCCGGGCCTCGTTGTGCACCGCCTCGTTGGCGGCTTCCTGGATCGCACGCTCGTCGATCAGGTCGCCGTTTTCCTCCAGCATGCGGCGCTCGGTCAGGGCGTCGATGGCCTCGGTGCGGCTGCCGAAGGCGTCGATGGCCTGCAGCATCGCGTCGACCGTCTCGTAGCCGAACGAGTCGGCCACCGCCGCCACGTCAGCGTCAGTGGCGTACTGCGCCTTGCTCGGCTTGCGGTTGGCGCGGTCCCACTCAATCATGCGAGCGTCGACCTTGTTGGCGACTTCGCTGCGCACCTTGGCCAGGAACTGGCCCTTTTTCAACCCAGCCAGAGGCTCGCCCGTCTTGGCCACCTCGGCCTCAAGCATGGCCGTGCTGATCTCGTCCTTGGCAGCGGTTTCTGCAGCCTTGCGTGCAGCCTTCCACTCGGCCAGCTTGCCGTCGTACTCGACGTCGACGGTCAGCGCATCCAGCGCGGCCTGGGCCCGCATCTCGGGCGAAGCATCCACCTCGGCCGTGACCTCGGCGCGCGTGGCTTTCTCGACCTCGCGGGCCTCTTTCTTCAGCTTGGCGATGACCTTGTCGCGCGCCTTCACGGCCCACTTGAGATCGGCCATCGAGCGCTTCTGCAGGCGCTCGGCCGCCTCGCCGTCGGCCTGCTCGTCGGGCACCAGGCCGGCCACCTCGTTGGCCTGCTGGATCTGCTCGTCGGTGGCGAGCATGCGGTCCATCACGCGGCGGATGTCGTCGTTGAGCTGCATGGGCGAGCCCTCGACCATGCCGCGGTCGGACAGGAACTTCTGGATCGACTTGTAGGCGTTCAGGAACCAGGCCCGGATGCGACGGAACACCGGCTGCAGCTCGACGCTGGGGGCCTTGCCCTCCATCAGGTACTGCTCAAAGCTCTCGGCCAGGCGCTCGTGGTACGGGCGCTTCTGCTCGAGGGTGTAGCCGTTCCAGGTGGCGAGGTCGGGTACGCCGAACCACGCCAGGATCTTGGCCATGTCCTCCACGATCATCGGCGGCGCATCGGGCTGGCTGGCGATGTCGGCCTGCACCTCGAGGAAGAAGTGCCCGAGCTCGTGGAAGAACGTCGTCAGGTCCGAGTTGGGATTGAGAACCAGCTCGAGGGTGCGCGGGTTGAATGTGCCGAGGGGGCCTTGCTCTAGGACTCCGGTGTCGGTTCCTGCGGCGCCGTCTGCGGGTTCTGCTCGCCCGGCATCGGCTGGACGCTGTTGAAGGAGTCCGCCTGCATCGGCAAGCCCGGCAGGAGCGACATCTGCTGCATCAGCGCGTCGACCGTACTGGTTGAGGATTTCGTCGTATCGGCCACGGTTCACTCCTTCGGCGTCGACCCAGGGGCTCGTCTTGTTTTGCGAGACCTTGAAGCCCTTGGGCACTACGCCCATTTTATCATCTGCTATGGT